GATTTTAACCAAAAAATTACAAAGTAAAAATGCAAGATCTAAACATACAAGCCGGAGAATTTATAAAAGCCAAGCGATTAGTAAAAGGCTGGACACAGGACCAACTTGCGAAAAAAGTTTTCGGCGACAAGGCCGGAAGATGCAGAATTTCAATTATCGAAAAAGGAAAAGAGATAAAACTGGAAACGCTGCAGAAAATCCTGGTTGCGCTCGATAGCTACATTGAATTTAAAGAATACTAAACCGATCACCTCCCTAACCGAATAACTAACCCGAAAGAAAAGAAAAGATGAACGAAATTAAAAAATTACAATCAATTGACACGCTATCATTAGCTGAAAACATCACAGGAAAGTCATACAAAGAAAATGACGATACTGGACTTTTAGGAATGGCTTTGCAGATGGAAAAAAGCAAAGAATTAAATAAACTGCTCGACAAATCCGACGATACTAAATTTTCAAATACGGTAACTGATTACCTAAGAAAATTGACAGATTTTGGATTCGATGTAGTTCTAAAAGACCCGTTTATAAACAGCGATAATATTACCGAACATTTTTACATTTTGTGGCATTCCGAATATTCCATACTTCTGTCATTCGATACATATACATTCGGTGACGATGGGAGTTTCGCTAAGGCTGGTCGAGAAGTTCCTGAGCCGTCAGTTAACGGTGGTAAGTTTTACTATTCGTGGATTCCGAACAGCATAGAAGCCTTAAGAATGGGATTAACATCATCTGGCGTCTGTACAACCCATGTAAAACCAGATTTTTCTGGAATCTTAGAATACCCAGAGCCACGCCCGAAGTGGAATAATCAGGAATGGGATGATTTCAAAACAGTAATCGAAGCATACGACAAACGAAACGATGATTTCGTGTCTGAAAACGATTTGAAATACGTTTGGCAAGGCGACCACGATTGCAGGGAAGCGGTAAAAAACAATATTTCATTGCTTGCTGAAAATGGAACTTTTTTGAAAAAATGGTTGAAATTACCTTTTCTATGGTTGGTGAATTATATGGAAACGAAAAAGGAAGGTTATGACTATGAGGCAATATCAAAATCCCGATTAGAGCGTTTGCCTGTTGAAGTTCAAAAAGCAATTGGTTATGAAAGTCTAACCCGCCCGTAAAGGACGAAAATAAAAAATAGAGAAGATGGAATCAAAAAAATACAAAGTTGGAATTGACATGAAATATTCACATGATTTGCTTGTGACTGCAACGTCAAAAACCGAGGCAAAGAAAAAAGCACTCGCCCGATTCATAAAAAAGTTGAAGCCTAAAGACTTTGACCTTTCAGCAGAGGAATATTAACCCCGCCCGATAACGGCACAATACATAAGTAAGGATGAAAAAATCAATATCAGTATCATTGGAATCGGCAGAAATAATTATCGCAATTATGAAAAGTATGTTTTTCGTCGAGATTGACAGATTCGCAACGGGCGGACTTCATTCAATCGAAGGTCTTATTATAACTTTTGAAGGAAAAGAGTCGGATTATTCCGAAGACAGATATGTCGAAATTCCATACGGAACGAAGGGAAGTAGCCACTATTATTCAATACTTGTTTCATCAGGTTCTTTATTCAACAATTTAGAAGACTTCAAACAATATCATAATTCAAAAAGTATAGGCAAGTTTGAAGTAAAACGATTAACAAGCTAACCACCAGCCCAACGGCAAAATAAATAGAGAAAGATGGAAAAGCACAACATTGTATTAATCGCATCACACGGAGTGCAATTATCGGTATTAACTGAAAGATTGATGAAAATAGAAAATGTCGAATCTGTAACGGTAAAAGAAAATCCATTCGAAACCGAGCCAAAACCTTTCGTAATTACTGCCAACGAATTAGACTGGAACCCTAAAGTTTATCACGAACCCGATCCGTCAAAATTCATCAGCAAACCAAAACACAATTACAGGAAACGTTAACCCCCGCCAAAAGCGACAAAACAATAAACTATGGAGAAAATAGACAAACTAAGAAACGATTTGAATATTGTAAACAAGAAAAGAGCTACTATTCAAAACCAAATTGAAAAAATTGAGCAAGACGAAGAATTGCCGAAACTAAGAGAACAGTTTGAAGGAAAGTTTTTTGTTTATGATAATGGAACGAGTAGAGAAACCCGATGGAAACTTTATGTCAGGTGCTTAAAGGTTACAAATCTCAATGAAGCTATTATTGACTCATTTGAAAGCACTCCTTACGAAAACCAATTCAAACACAAATCGAAGGAGCATCATTTCTTATTCCAAACTGAAATTAAATCTGAGGAATATTTCAAAGAGCTTAATAAATTCAAAAAGAAACTTCAATCCCTATAAAATGGCAACAACAAAGACAGCGGAGGAAAGAGCCGAGGAATACATAAGGTCACATAGTGATTTTAAAACAGAGGGTTTTTCTGATTTTCAAAACGGAAAGTTAATAGGGTTTATAGACGGCATAAACTCACAATCCGCAGCATTTATCAGTGAAGTCGAAGCGGTGAAGAAAGACCTCCAAAACAGATACGACATACATGCTTCTTTACGAGGTGGAATTTCCAAAGCAAACGCATACAATGAAGCTGTTTTGCTACTCGACGAACTACTAACCAAACTAAAAACGAAGTGATGGAGAAATTTTTAAAATCAGAATTAAAAAGAATTTACGACTTAGACGAGGAGTATGTTTTTTATGAATTTGGCAGCGATTTAAGCGAGCACGCATTAACTGAAAAATGGTTAAAAAAGCGTAAATCATATATTTATGAGGTTTCGGCTTTAGCGGCAATTGATTCCAATAAGTGCGATTACGTTTACATAGCCATTGGCGTAAAAAGAAGCGACACAAGCGAACCTGAGCTAAAAGGAACATTTTATTTCGAAGAAGGAGAAAATGACGACATTGGACGTGTATTGAAACGAGCATTTAAAGTCCTTAAAGGGCTTCATGATGTTTTTGTTCCGTAACCCTCACACCCAACGCAAAGGCTATAATTGAAAAGTAACCAAAACCGCGAGAATTTACATAAATCTCGCATAATTAACAACCTCCGCTAATAATGCGGGTAAAACATAAATTATGAAAACAGGAATTGAATTAATCGCTATTGAGCGACAAAGACAGATTGATGTGGAAGGCTATTGTAAAATACACGATAGCGAATACGAAAATAACGAACTTTTCTTAGCTGCCGCTTGTTATGCTGCCGCCAAACGTCAAAGAGCGATTGAAGGTAAGGTTGATTACGGTGTTCCAAATGGATGGCCTTTTGCTGCCAAATATTGGAAACCGTCACCTGACAATAGAGTCCGTGAACTTGAAAAAGCAGGAGGGTTATATTTGGCTCACGGTGAACAAAGCGGAAAAGATGTAACAGCTTATGTTCAAATGTGTGCAAATGAAATTGATGAAATCTTAAACTCCCAACCATGAAAACCCTCTCCCAACTAACCCCCAAAACGGCAGTCCACACAGCCAGTCAGGAAGAACACAAAATACAATAATTATGGCAAGAGGAAATATGGTCGATTGTGTACGCTTTTATAAAAAGATGGGTTTTTGGATCATTGAAACCGATTATAACCATCAATCTTTTTTAGATTATTCCGAAATATATATTAGCAAATCGGGGACGTTAATTGGGAAGTGGAACGTTTACAAGGATTATATTTCATTTGGATATGCCGGATGCAAAATATTGAAAGTAACAAAAAACAGGGTTTTCTTAAAGCCCACAAAATAAACCACTATGGAAAACAAAGCAAATTCAGAAACAGCAAAACAAATCGAAGATTCAACGCCCGAAGCTAATGTGGAAAACCTATACAAAGGCTACACTATTTATCCAAATGATTACCCGACCGAAAATTCTCAATTCTGTTTTCATTTAGCCGATTACGATGGCGAACCCATTGATTTTGGCAAAAGTGTTGAAGATTGTAAAAGTCAGATTGACGCCCTTATCTCAGACGGCATCCCCGCCTTAAACGGTGAGGAAACGACCGACAAATTAACTTTGGAGCATTTAGCGCCTTATTTGCCGTATGGGTTGAAAGTGCTATACCAAACAAAAAGCACACTTCCTTCCAGTATTCATGTAATGAATTACTTAAACCTGAATGACAATATTGGGTTGCTTGATTGTCCTTTAACAGATTGGACGAATTTAGACTACGTAAAACCAATCCTACGCCCGTTGTCGGATTTACTCAAAGAAGACTCCGAGAACTACGAATTAATGCTTTCCCTTTGCGATATTTTAAATTCATCGACCTGCGAACATTTCATTAAGGCGATTCAAGAAAAAACGTACTACGGTATTGATTTAAGGCTGTACGACGAAATCTGCAAATTTATGGACGGTAATCATTTCGACTGGCGTTTCGGCTTAATCGACAAAGGAATCGCAATCGACATTAACTCACTTAACAAAAACTAAAATGGAAACAACAAAAGATTGTCCGAAATGTAACAACACGATGGGTATTCGTTGTCCGAAATGCTATGAATGCGGATATAGCTATTTGAATAATTTTGACGTTCCAGAAACGCAAACCGATGTATCGGAAGCCGTTAGCGTTGAGGAAGCGGATAACCTAAAAAAAGAATTGCAGATTATATGCAACAACGAAACGAGAAACGGCAATCGGATTGATAAAATTATTAAACTGTTCGGTAAATACAATGAACCCACAATAACCGCACTTCAAAAAGAGAATGAGGAAATGAGGGAGGCGTTGGAGGCAATCGCTAACTGGGAGTTGCCTGTAACAGGTAAGTTTTGGGACAGAGAAGAACAGCAACCCGTAAGCTATGAAGTCGAACACGGTTCAAACGGCGTAAGGGATTATATCAGGTCAATCGCCTCGGAAGCACTTTCTAAACTTAAAAAACAGTAATGATGGAGAAAAAGATTATTTACCACTTAGGAAGTTACTATGCAGTTTGCGGTCAAAAAGGCGATATTGAGACTTCATCGTCAAGTGATGTTGTAAGTTGCAAAAAGTGCATAAAAACCGCTAACTCTAAAAAGTATAAAAAATTTACAGGACAGACAGTTGATTGAATTCGGCTGGATAACGTTGGAGAAATTCGGGGAAGCGTAACGTGACGGATCAGAAATAATTAATCCAGGAATATTAAAATTTAAAATGAAATGAAACACATCGGATTATTTGAAGGAATTGGCGGATTTTCCCTTGCCGCCCGTTGGATGAATTGGGAAACGGTCGCATGGTGCGAGTGGATTGAGTCAAAACAAAAACAACTTTATAAAAACTTTCCAAATGCAAAAGGACACGGAGATATTTCAACAACAGACTTTACAATTTACCGAGGAAAATGCGATGTTCTTACTGGAGGATTCCCTTGTCAGGACGCAAGCATCGCGAAACAAGACGGTAAAGGTCAACAGGGGCTTCAAGGCGAAAGAACAGGATTGTTCTATGAGTTCTGCCGAGCTATTCGAGAAATCCAGCCAAAGTACATTGTCGCCGAAAACGTGGCTAATATTCTTAAGACTAACGGCGGATCAGATTTTAGCGCAATTCTCGCCGAACTATCCGCAATGGGGTATAATGCAGAATGGAGAGTTTGTAGAGCTTCAGAAGTCGGTGCCATCCATCACCGCGCCAGGCTGTATATCGTTGCTTACCCCAACAGCATCAGAATGCAACAGAGACAAACTTTCTTTTCCAATGTTCACGAGAAGGCATCACAGAAGCCCTGGAGGAACCTCGGAACACTTGTACAGACTTTTCGGGGCGGTTTCTGGTCGAGTGAACCCCCAGCTATATGCGTGGATAATGGGGTATCCGGAAAATTGGTTAGGGAGCAACTCCACGGATACGGAAACGCCATAGTTCCGGAAATAGCTTATAAGATTTTTCAAGCGATTCAAGAATTTGACAATTTAAAAGAACATAGCGGTTGGAGTTTGGTTGATGTTTTTTACAAAAAAGGCGCCTAACTAATTGATAATCAAGCGCCCTCTGTGACCTCGATGGGATTCGAACCTTCACCAAATTACACTATTAAACATCACTAAACACTAGTAAAAATAACACTTCGTAAAATTAATCTACAATAAATGATGTTTTTATTGTATTTTATTGTAGTTTAGCAAGCGGTAGATGTTGGAGTTTGGTTGTATGTTAAAAAAAACAATTTATATGGAAAAATCTTTCGAAAATGTATTTCATGACATTCCTGGAACTGAAGGAATGTATACAATTAATTGTTTGGGCGAAATCCGTAAATATCAGAAGTTGGATTTTTACGCGTTTGGGAAATATTATGATTTCCGATACGTGAAGAATATGAAATTATCAACAGATAGTTCTGGATATAAATTTGTTCGGCTATCCGGTAAAAGATATTCTATACACCGACTTCTTGCTACGCTTTTCATTCCTAATCCTGAAAATAAACCACAAGTGAACCACATTAACGGAGTTCGATCGGATTATCGTCTTTCTAATCTAGAATGGGCTACTTCTAAGGAAAATATGCAACACGCTTATAGGGAATTGAAAAACGTCGGAACCGGACGAAAACTTACCGAAGCGGACGTAATATATATTCGTTCGGTTTTTCGAAAAAGCGTTTGGGGATCAATTCCTATTCTTAAGGAGAAATTTGGAGTTAGCGAGAATACTATACGGGAGGCTGCGCTTGGTAGGCTTTATGTTAATACCGAATCGGAGCGGAATGCTGTTTTAAAAAAGCAAGAAGAAATTTACAAATCATTAAACGCTTAGTTATGGAAGACACTCTCGTACAATTTGAAACAGCAAAACTCGCGAAGGAAAAAGGGTTTGGGTGGCCTACTCTTAATTATCAATGGACGGATAAAAAATTCTCGCAGTCAGTTATTAATTCATCAAGCGGTGGCCGGTTACATATTCAATCTCAATGGAACGAAGGTTCTGAAATAACAATTTCTATACCAACCCAATCACTCCTTCAAAAATGGCTACGGGAGAAGCATCAGATTATTGTTCTTGCAAGTTTAGATCAAACGTCATATCCGAAATATTGCCCTGAGATTTTCAAGTATAAGGACTTCGGCAATTACCAAGAGGTAACTATCAAAGATTTTGCACTATACAAAACTTATGAAGAAGCACTTGAAGCCGGATTGTTATCGGCTCTTAACTTAATACAGAAGTAATTATGGAAGTGAAGATAATTTATCGGGTCATAAGACTAGACGACGATTATGGTTGGAGCAAGCCTAAAGATTTCGATACCGAAGACGAAGCAATTGAGCAAATTTCGCAGTGGTATGGAGAGTATCAAATTCTTAAAGTTTACAAAGGAAAATAATGGCAACCACAAACTACTCCATACAAGGTAAATCGAATCCGGTTAAAATCTTCCTTCGCTTTTCAGTAGGCAGAGGCGCAGATTTCACGCGTTCCACGAACCTTATAATCATGCGGGAACATTGGAATCCGAAAACGCAAAGGGTACGTGATGTTATCGCCTGCCAGAATCGTGATCAGATTAACCAGCACCTGGCCAAGCTTGAAATTTTCATCATCGACGAGTTCAACCTCGATTATATGAACGGTGAGATTATTAACGGCGACTGGCTCACTGCAAAAATCAGCAAGTTCTTCAACCGGCCGAAAGATGAAGTGAAATTGAAGAATAATGACAAGGATATTTACCTGACTCCATTCGCGGATTTTTGGCTTAAAGAAAAAGCGCCGACATGGAAAGTGAAAGCCGGAAAGTACATGGATGCGAAAACCATCGGCCATTATAAAATCCTGAATGAAATTATTAAAAAATTCGAGGGAAAGGATAAAATCATGCTCCGGAACGTAACTGTCGAGGTGATGGATAAATTCTCCCAGTTCTTGGCAAGTGAAGGTTATGCGGCGATTACTTCAAAAAGAATGATTGGCAGGTTTAAATTCTTTTGCGCACGTGCCGAGTCGGAAAATATTACCGTGAATAAAAATTACCAGCAAAGGGTTTTCGTACAGACCGAACCTGAGAATTTCAAAAAGGCATTCCTTAGTGAATATGAGATTGAGCGAATGGTGAAATATGATTTCAGTTACAGCGACGAACTTGACAATGCGCGCGACAATTTTGCTATTGCCTGTTTAACGGGGCTTCGGGTAAGTGACTTTCTCAGGCGACTGGACACGTCAAATTTCTCAAACGGGTATATCAGTATTAAAACCCAAAAGACTGGCGCAAATGTCGTTATTCCAATCCACAAACACGTCGAAGCGATATTATTGAAACGTCACGGACAACTACCGTCGAAAATCAGCGACCAAAAGTTTAATAAACGCGTAAAACAGGTTTGCCAGGTTCTCGAATTCGATGAAATGATGATGGGCGGAATTTCAGAAGTCGATCCGATTTCCAAAGTTAAAAGGAAAGTCGTAAAATTGTACCCGAAATATAAGCTTGTAAGCTCGCATACCGGACGAAGAAGTTTCGCGACCAATAATTTCGGCAAGATTTCAAACAAGAGCCTTTGCGAGATATGCGGCTGGTCAACTACTGAAATGATGATGAACTACTTGCAGCAATCGAATATGGACGCAGCGAAAGAATTGAAGGCCGCTTGGGATAAACAATTAAAATAGATTAAATCTAAAACAGCATGAGTAAAATCACATCACCCCGCGAAGGCAGCAAACTTTTAGACAGCGAGATTATCACAAATGTCGCTAAGGAACTGAAAATGACAAAACACAAACTCGCTGCCACATTGCAAACGAAAAGCCATGCAGGCATCTACAACATATTTTACGGCACCGGAGCCATTACAGGCGATATGATAAACCGTTTCAGCCTGTATCTTCCGCAAGTGAACCAGGAATATTTAAAATCAGGCAAGTTACCGATAATCCACAAACCCGTGACTTTTGAAATTGAGGAAGTCCGGGAGATAAAAGACCAATTGAACCGCATTGAAGAAATGCTGATAACGTTAATACAGAAATAAAATGAGTGAAAAAAAGAAATACAACAAAGCCGAGCCGCCGAAAAAGGCCATACCCGATACAGAAATCATTAACAAGGTTTTGGTGGCGCTCGCTACTACCACAAGTAAATTATCGAAGCAACTGGGATATAAAAGCCCAGCTACCGTCGCAAATATCAAGACAGGCTACCATCCTTTAAGCGAGGATATGATTTTCAGGTTCAGGAATAACGTGCCGCAGATAAATGAGCAATTCTTACGTACAGGAATGGGTTCTGTCTTATCCGACGGGACCGAAATCGATAAAAGCGGACTCGTTACTTTAAAGGATCAATTTACAATACTTAACCTTAAAGATGTACCGAACCGACTGGCGAGAATTGAAGCTAATCAAAACGATTTAAAGGAAATGTTTAGCGAAATGTTATCCATCCTCAAAAAATAATTTGTAAAAATTTGTAATTTCGTGTATTTTATTGTAAAATAGTTTTTATATTTGCTGTAATCATGTTACGGCTTCCACTGGACTTGATTGTCTGGACGAACCGAAACAACGATTAGAAAAGACAACCCTCATTAAGCCCCGGAAGCCGCTTATTGAGGGATTTTTCTTTTTAGGGCAAATCCAAACAAGTTGTATACTCTTGAACTGCAAAAACAAGAACCGTATATCGAAGTAATTTGGTAGTAGTCGGCGGAGTAATCCAAAAAGTAATATCTGCGGTCAAAAATAAAAAATCTCGCAATGTCGTAAACCTGACAACGAGTGTTGCATTCTCGAAAGAGTAAAATGAATTGACTGAACGAAAAAGCCATTCCGAAAGGAGAAGTAAATAAGAAATTGGTTGCAGCTCGGAAGTACAGATATTGCTTGATAAATTATAAATGAGGGTGATTTATAAATGTTGCTTAATTGAGTCAAAAGGAGGCTTGGTTGAAATGCAACATAAAGGTTACGCTATACATAAAACTTTACAATATGAAATCATTGTTGACTCTTAGCGAAAACAAAAAATGCCGCCGATGGGTGATCAATGTTCTGAAATCTCGCGGCTTTTACAAAATCGACGGAAAGAATATTTCATCTACGAGTAAAAAAAAATTGTACCCGAAATACGAGGAATTGTTTTCTATCCATCCGGAAATACAGTATGCTAAAATGCGGCAGAATAAGATTAAAGAATCAGACAAAGGATTTGTGTATGTTATCGGGAGCCTGACTAAAAATATCTGTAAAATCGGTTTTAGTAAAAATCCTGAACGGCGCATATCTGAAATCCAAACAAGTTGTCCGCATCCTCTTGAATTGATTTTGAGTTTTGAAGGCGATATGAGAACAGAGAAAAGATTACACCGTAAATACATTCAATATAAGACGCACGGCGAATGGTTTACCATTAGGGGCAGGCTTGAGTTAGCGATACAGCAAAAACTAAGCGAGAAGAAAAATTTAGTTGTCCAAGCCTAAAAACCTTCTAAAGCAATAAAATATATACAATACTAACTATATAATATAATCAATTTATTAATAAACATTAAAATTAGAAATTATGAAAATCACAAATTACAATGACTTAAAATCTTTTTGCGATTCGTTAACAGAAGAACAATTACAACAAGAGGTTTATTTGGCACTGGTCGAAGATTCCGCTATTAAGGTAGAATCAGCACAGGTTCAAAAAGAAGACCAATACTTTGAGCATACCGAGCCTTACGGTACTTTGGAAGAAATTAAGAACGAATATCCTGATACTTGGGAAGAAGTTGTTGCTGATTGTAATATATCTCCAAAAGGAACGGTTTTTCTATGTAACGAGTAAAAAGACCCTTTATCAGTAACCGTATGCTAGCACGGTTGGTTAAAACTGTTCGTTGTTGCAGAATTAAGAAATAAAATTCTCGCGTTAACTCAATCTCCGATACGTTAAGTCGGTTTTTTTAATCTCTAAAAGATAATTGTATGACTTGTCCAAACTGTAAAAAACATTCTTTATGCGGATGCCGTTCGTGCAAAGGAAGGCGCATAAATACTATGCCCAGATATCGAAGCGCGACATTTGTAGGAAACGGTGAACTTGAGAAATGTCCATATTGTCGGGAATCATTTCATCCGGATATCTTATTAGATGAAGCAATGAAAGACTACGATAAAAAACGAGAAGAACTTACCAACATTTAAAGTATTCACTATGACAACAATTAGGCGACTAGTATTTGGCAAAGATGCAAAGAAAACACACTTCGGAAGAAGATCATGCTCACACGGTATGTATACAGGCGGATTTAATTACTATGTTTATGGAATTGCTGGCTTGTTTGCCTATGAGGTTAAAGAGTCTTGGGGCGATTTTAGAACTGATAAATTTTAAAACATGGGGTTAGATATATTTTTGGTAAAATACCTAGGAAAGGACGATGAAGGATATTTGAAAGCCTCTACCGTAAAACATCCAAAATGGAACGATTACCGAGTTTCTATAAGACATCAAATATCCGATTATGTGCCGATGCTGGAACTTTCAAGCGGAAAGTACGGTGATTGGACTGCTTATTATCGTCCGATTGATTTCGACAAGGCTTATGAGTGGGCTGACTCTTTAGAAAACCCAAGCGAAAGACATTACGTCAGAAATATGATGGAAATTCTGCAAGAGGACGAAAACTATTATTTGGAATATTCGCGATAAAATCGAAAGATGATATTGAAATACCTAATCAGCTTAATTTATTGTAATGACGATATATAACGCAACCTCAGAATTATGCTTAGCCATCCAACATCTTATTAAAAATAGATGTAAAATTTTCGGTCATAAGTTCGTGCCAGTTTTCTTTAATCACGACAAGAATCGATCAGGAATCAAAATTATTGGCTGTTACTGTAAAAGATGCGATTTGGGAAATAAAGACCTCCAAGACTTTAACAAGAGGCACAAATTTAAAATTGCGACTTACAATGAAAAAATTTGGACGGAAAGCAAGCAACCACATCACTAAATAAACAATGAACAAAAACATCCCATACATAGAATGCTTCGTAAGAGACGCGTTCCTGTTCTCGGATTTCGACAACAAGGATTTGACACCGTGCTATGCGTTCGGAGTGAAGACGCTAATAAACAAGCCGCTTACTTTCATCGTACAGTTGAATAACGGGGCGGTTTTCCAAAATCTTCCGATACATTCACTCGTCCACAGGAAGGATTTTATCAGTCCGGCCACGTCGGAAAAGGAACTTCTTTCGATTTTACAGTACTGGAATATGCAATCCAGTTCCGCAGAGGTAATAACCTACTCCTACCTAGAAGGATATACCGTTGACTGCTACAACCGAAATAAACAATGGATGCGCGGGACATATCTTTTCACGATCGATGATTACTACGCCGACGCGAATTCATTGAAAGTCGGTTATGCGAATGACACGGACAGTAAATCGTTTAATATCATCAAGCTCGTAAATGGATTCTTCGCCGCGTACCCGAACAACTTTCTTCGTTTTCATAACCTGAATTTTGTTGATGCGTTCCCGAAAGAATCTCCGCCGAAATACAAGGCAAATGTGATTGATTGGAATTGTGAATTTAACAGGTTTTGGGCTCATGTTGATCTGCCCGGAGCGGCCATCGTGTGAAGTGTTGTTTTCACAGGGATTTTATATTTAAAGTAGTCGAATTTGACCACTTTTCGGCCCAGAGGATATTCACTACTGCAAACTTCTACTTCACATATTAAACCAATCCAAATTTATCAAATGCTTCAAATCTTTTTTCTTGTCTTCCATTTTAGCCGTCCAAAGTAATTTACCGTTTCGGCCTTCATAAATAATAATCTTCTCACCTTTAAGAAATCGGCCAGTCTTGTAATCCCATCCCCAAACGTGAAAAGGCTTTACCGAAGTTTCTACAAGATTAATCGTTTCTTCCCTTGAGTATTTTACCGCACCCGAAACACCAGGATTCAAATGCTGGTGAACGGCGTAATGCGAAACCTGACCTTTATAATCCATCCACACGCCTGAAATAAGGTAATCTGTAAACGGAGGTGGAGTCTTCATAGATATTTAACGGAAATCTCGTCGGGATTGTTTTTTATTTTCGACTTGGCGAATTTCACGAATTCCTTACCGGTATGAAAAGGCAGCAATTTCGGCTCGTCGAATTCAACACGGATCAATCGATGCTCGGGCTTCGGCTCATAAGGAGATTGCTTGGATTCCAAGTCAAGATAATTCCATTGACGGAACTTGGCGAATTGAAAATCCGAGATAGTGTTGCCTGTGTATTTATGGATTGGAATTTCAAAGATTCCGTATACGGTAGGTGTCATTTTTATTTTAAAGATACGAAATCTTTTTACTTCACAAACTTCAAAACAACCTGCTCACTTTCATTTATAGAAGTGATGTTTCCGCTCGGTGATTTAGTGTAGAATTTCGTTAGTAAAAGTATATTTGAAGATATCGAGGCTTTATATTTGAAAGTAAATCCGTCATCCTTAATCTCGACGACGTTGTTTGCGAAAGTAAACGAGTCCCTGTCATACGTGCCTGTATAGCATATATCATTAGTGACGTACCCGATTGACTCGTCAACTGAATTATCACTTTTAAAATTGAATTTACCATGCTCTAACTGGCAATCCGACGCAACATTTGTTGTCGAGCCATAATTTTCCATCGATATAAGATTCCAGGTTCCATAAATCGTTGTGGCCGGCACGTTGTAATTTTGGTCGTCGTCGGATTTTGAGCATGAAAGAACTGCAATCGCGGCGATAAAAAGTAGTAATTTTTTCATAGTTTATATTTTAAGATTATCCGTCAATTGGTTTCCAACTTACATTTACGATATTAAAAAGACCTGTCACATCATTCAGCGACAGGTCAAAATCTTGGTATTCCGGCGCGGTATTTAATGATCGACATCTGATTATTCCACTCTCCACATCGTGGCTGATAATTTCCTTCACAAGCGGCATTGAGCTTTTCGTCGTGTAAATAACCCAGTTCTTAAATTTATTCAAATGCAGTTTATTCTTCCAATGGTGCTGCTGCAGTTCCCGGCCTGTCACAATGTTTCCCTGCTGAATAGCTTCCCCAGCAACACCGTTATCCATACTATTGCCTTTTACCCTAAACGCAAAATATCTTCCCTGCGGCGGCGCCTTTTGATTCACGACGATACTGTGCTTTTCGAGGTCACCAATAAATTCTGCATCTTGAAAGTGATCCGGGAAACTTGCCTGCGCAGAATAACCGAGTAACGGCATGATCATAACGTATTGATCCACTCCTACTTTTAGATGCTGATTTACGTCCTTATCGGAATAATCCATTTCCAACGGGTCCTTTACTTTTAGGTCATTCGGCTGTGGTTGTGATTTGAAGTAGTCGATGACGGAATTGATGTCGTTGGGTTTTCTGCCGTGCATATCGCCAGTTCCGTGTTCAAGCCATTCCTTTGAAAGGCCTAGTTTTTCAGATATAATATTTAAATGATATGCTTTTATTGAATTTCTATCGATTGCCTTTCTGATAGCATCCCCGCTAACACCAACCATCTCGCCAAGATTCTTAAACGACAATCCCTTTTGTTTTCGGGCATATTGCAACCTTTCTGCAATTGTTTCCATATAAAAATTAATTAGAATAAATATAAATAACGGACAAAAAGATAAAATTGTGGACGAAACGATACAAGTTGTCCTATTTTGTCCTTATATTCGCATTGTTGAAATATAGTACTGTCCGCTAAAGTACAACATAATCCTATTAAGATTGAATTTCTAACATTATTTTCGATTAAATACAAAAAAACATGGCTAAAGAGCAAAGAGAAGTGGTATCGACCGAAAGCGCAATTAAACTATGTGGCTGCTCAAGGTCAGTATTTTACGCCGTTCATCACCCAAAATTGACTCCATTGAAAAGCAAAGGCAGAAAGGTTTGGTTTGACTATGCTGCAGTTAAGGCGTATGCGGAAAGCTTACAGGCAGATGTGCCTAATTTTAAAGAAGTAACGATATGAACCAGCTAATCAAAATCACAGAACAGGACGGAAATCAAGTAGTTTCTGCAAGGGAATTGCATTCCGCGCTAAATGTATCGGAAAGATTCCAGAGTTGGTTTAATCGTCAACTGCAATACGGCTTTGAAGAAGATAGGGATTACGTAGGGTGTAAAACTTTTAACACCCTTGCAAATCAACACCTTCAAGATTATGCTTTGACTACTGATACAGCAAAAGAGATTTCTATGCTGCAAAGAAGTGAAGAAGGCCGCAATATTAGAAAATACCTTATTGAATGTGAAAAGGCTTTAAGGGAGTCTTCGGCGCCTAAACAAATCACATTAAAAGAGTCGTTGATTCTTAATTTGGACTTGCTTAATAAAAATGAATTATTGCTTGCTGAGAATACAAAATTGAGGCCACGATCTGAATTCGTCGACTTGGTTTTTAAATCCGATGACCTTATTACGATGGGTCAGGTTGCTAAAATATTGAATCTCCCTGTTGGCCGGAACAACCTTTTCAAAACATTACGGGAAAAGGGCGTTCTATTCAAAACTACCAACGAGCCGAGGCAGGAATTCATCGACCGCGGCTATTTCAAAATCAAAGAAAAGAAGTGGCGTAACGGCGCAGGGAATGAGAAAATCTCCATGCAGACGCTTGTTACTCAAAAAGGACTTGGCTACATCGCTAAAACGATGGGCGTAATACAGGCGCCGGTTCAAAAAATTCAATTCACCAACCAATAAAATCAATCAGATATGAGCAATTTTAAAATAGGACAGAAAGTGGTTTGTGTTGATGACTCGAATCAAACTGTAATTAGCGGAGTAATGGTAAAAAAAGACAGCGAATATATTGTCTCGGGATTCTTTAACCCTTATTTCAAAGACGCCATTTATCTTGAAGGCATTAATAATAGTGATGGCGGTTATTGGCCTTGGAGGTTCAGGGCATTAGAAAAATCTTTTGCAGAAGAACTTCTCGCTGAAATCTCCGAATGGCACAAATCAGAAGAAGCAATTAAGGAAGAAATACTCGAACGTGAATATCTTGACCGATGAGCACCTACAACGAAGACCGAAACGATTGGAGTCCAAGAACGATAAATATCATTTTCCGGTGCGTAGTAATAATCTCAGCATTAATAATTATTGGTTATTGGCAATGGGATGAAATAGTAAGAATCTTTTTAAAAAATTGAAATAGAAAAATGTTTTGTTGATGTGTCATAGAAATCTGTTTGGACGCGGGTTCGATTCCCGCCGATTCCACTCCTAAAGGTTAAGGTTTGTAGTTATGCCTTGCCCGCCGATTATAAAATTTAGGGGTCGATTGGTTTTGACAGCAGAATAGTATGTGACTCGGAGAAGCATTTTAACGATAACCGCAAAAGTTATCCAACTTAACCCAGAGGCTTTAGAAGTCGCTGCATAAAGGTTACGTCCGGCGGGAACGACATTCCGCCTTTTTTTAACATAACAAATCAAATTAACCGAAATGAAATTTCAACTCGATCCAAACGACCCCAACGATAAAAAAATAATCAGAGCCATTGCAGAAGAAGTTGTCGCTATTCAGGACGAACGCAAGCCCGTCGAGGAAATCAAACCTGAGCCAATTGTCAAAGACGCAGTTTTAAGCATTCGGGAAGCACATAACATCACAGGAATCAAAACAGCGACGCTTCGGGCACATATCAAAATTGGACTTTTAAAAGCAAGTCGACCTGGAAAGCATTATTTAATTCACCAAAGCGATTTGGACGAGTATTTACATTTAAATCAGAAGTAATGGAAAATAGAATAAAATTTAAAGTTTGGAATAATTACACCAAACGGTTTGAATCCAAAGGATATCTAACGTCAAGTTCGGAAGCTGATAAATCATATTTATTGGCGGGAGTTATGGAGTTTGAGCAAAATGAAGATGAATTTGGCGACGATGGTGAGAATGTTCAATTTCTGCAATTCATAGGAATTAAGGATAAAAATGGTAAAGATATTTTCGAAGGTGATATTATAAAAACGATCAACGACAATTGGGGCGTAGTAGTTCGAAAAGACCATGCTTTTGAAGTCACCGTTTCAGAAACACAATCTTCACTTTACATGGCAGAATGGATGGCTCAAAGCGAAGTCATCGGCAACATCTACGAAAATCCAGAACTCTTAAAATAAAAAATCTAATTCAAACTAAATAAAATATGAAAAATCTACAATTCGCAACCACAGAAGGACTCGAAATCGCCAACTATTTAGAAGCAATCGGGTTCGTTGAAAAAGAAGCAGCAATATTCGATATGGATGCTGAAGAAGAAGAATACAACGTAATCGTTGACAAGGAAAATCGCACGTATTGGAACGTCGACAACAAAGCACTCGCATATTCCCGTGATTTAAGAGAACCGGATTTCCCGATTGTTGAAGTGAGTTTGGAAGAAGTTATTAATTGGAAGTAAGATGGAAAAGGAAGAATTAAGAAAACTGACCGACCCTGAAGAAATCCACGACCAAATCGGTTCAGACCCAATTATTGAAGTCGCGCCTGTTCAGATTATTGATGAAGAAGAACCGCCGGTGATTGAAGATAAAATTGGCGATGTCGTTCCTGATAAAAGATTTGACCAATGGCACGAATTGTTAGCTGAGTTCAAATCAGAAAATCCTAGCGGTGACCAATACGACCTTACTCTATGGTTATCTCAGAATTATGAAATCCCATCCCGCTTGTAATAAAGCAAAAGAACAATTTAATCCACCAATAAGAATAGAGTAATATGTCAACAGCAGTAGCAAATATCAGTGCGGATCAAGAATTGGTTTCGCAAGAATTGAATAATCAAATCGTCGCCGTCCTGAATAACTCATTAAGCGGATTTCAGAAAGCCTTTGTAATGGCTACGGCTATCCAAACCCTGAAAGATAAACTTACGCCCGAGTATATGACGCCGATAATGGCCTTACAGGGAAGTAAACTCGGATTTCGTTCGGACAAAGATTTGAACGCAGATAAAACAAAAGGTCCAGGATATCCTGTCGCTGTCGTAAAAGACTGTTTAATCGATGCTGTTCTTCTAGGACTTCAAGCGACCGGCAATGAATTTAATATCATCGGCGGCAACATGTACCCAACTAAGGAGGGTTTCGGGTCGCTTCTCAAAACGATCAGCGGATTGAAATACAATCTGACTTTTAAAAACCCGGTTACGGCTGCAGACGGAAAATCTGCAAATGTTGAAGTAATTGTCGATTGGGAACTAAATGGTGATAAAAACTCGCAGACAATCGATTTCCCGATGAAATCTAATGCTTATGCTACATCTGATGCTTTGATAGGAAAAGCGACGAGAAAAGCGAGAGGATGGCTTTACAATTATATATCAGGAACCGACATTGCTGACGGCGATGTTCAGGAGCCTTTGATTATCGATATTACTCCGAAGACAGGAGGTCCAATTGAAGTTTCTGATGCAAAACAAAGCGCGCGTGTCATCAAACACATCGACGGATCTAAATCTTTGGAAGAACTTGAAAAATGTAAATCAGCAATCAAATCAACAGACAACGACTTGATTGAAAAATACGAAACCAAAGCCTCGGAATTGTTGGTTGATTTCATTGAAAAAGCAATCCTGAAAGACGAACTGCTTACCGTGCAAAATAAAATTCCTGCCGGAAATCTTGATTTGCAAATACAGTTTGACGATAAGCTGGCTGAATTATCTAAATCGTAATGGGACTGTTTTTTGAAAATTGGTTGTGCCGCTCAAGTTCGGGCGGTCATATCCTAACAGCAAGAGAAGGAATTACTGAATCGCAGTTAAAGGAACTTCAAGCATTGCTGCAGCGTAAAATGGATTCAACAGATAATCCAAAATTGAAGTTGACCGAGAATATGGAGAAAAAACTTTCTGAGCTTATCGCTAAACGTGACGCTCCTGACAGTTTGCCGTCCGGCGCTATAACCCACCTCGAAGACGTGTTCAGAAGTCAGTTTTGGAAAAGAAGGCGTTTGCTTTTTAATAAGTTTCTCGATAAAGGAAACTATGCTGAACAAGAAGGATTAGCACTCAAAAGTTTCGTTGATAATGACTTCTACGAAAAGAACGACGAGCACTTTTCAAACGAGTACGCGCAAGGAACGCCGGATCACGTCGGAGAAGACTTGGTAATCGATATCAAGTGTAATTACGATATGGACTCTTTCGATAAGGCCGAGCTGACTAAAATCTACGAATGGCAATTGAAATTCTATTTGTGGCTTACAGGTAAGACTAAAGGCCAATTGGTTTACACGCTTGTCAACACGCCATATCACCAATTAATCGCTGCTAAGAAAACGCTTTGGTATCAATTGAATATGCCTGACCAAGAGGAAGACCGGTGGATTGAGGCCGTACAGCAATTAGAAAGAAATATGATTTTCGACATCGAAGGTTTTAAGGAACAATGGCCGGCGTACGATTTTGAAAACGTGGTTCTTGACTTCGATGTCCATCCGGTATTTCGCGTAAAGCAATTCGATGTGACTCTTGAAAAGGAAGATATCGAATTTATCAAATCACGAGTAGTTATGTGCCGCGAGTGGTTGTGTAACAAAGAAAAAGAAGTATTAGCAATTTACGAAAAACTTAAACAAACAGCATAATGGGAAATCAAAACAGGTTATTTATTTGGGGACTGACGCTATTTCTTGTAGCATTATTTAGCGGAGAACCTATCGGCGAAGAATTCAACTTTCAAAACGTATTCCGAGTAGTTTGTAAAATTCTACTCATTGTAATCGGAATTAGAAAAATAGAAAAATCGATCAAATCTAACACAGGAGAATTATAATGGAACTAATTGGCACTATCGTAGAAATTAAAGACGAACAGGAAATTTCTGCATCATTCAAAAAAAGAGAATTTGTAATAGCGGTTACTGAAGGAACGCATACGCAGGAAATTATCCTGGAACTTCACCAAGATCGAGTTGACATTATCGACCCGTATGGAATTGGCGAAGAAATCAAATGCGCCATCAATATCAGAGGCAAACGATTTGTAAAAGCCGGCCAAGATGACCGATTTTATAACACGATTATCTGCTGGAAGATAGAACGCGTATAAAATGCAAAAAATCTGCAACATCTGTTTCGACCCAAAAGATTTAGACCAATTCGGCAGATACAGGCGCTCGAAAGACGGTTACGACAACAGGTGTAAGCAATGTAAAAAAGAATATCGCCTACAACTCGGTTGCCAAAAGGAACGGAACGGAGAATTTGAAAGAAGGAAAGAAACCGTAGTCATAAGTGAATCTTGGGCGAATGACAAAGTATTCTACTTATGGCGATCAACCCATGAGCAGATTATCATAAATCTCGATTCCGAATATCAGTATTCTTCGAGAAGGAAAATATTCGATTTTGAAAAGATGTGGATTTTAGAGAATTATCCGCATTGGAAAGAAAAATTATAACACAACCGTCGCTCATTATCAATAACTATTTCGGTAAAGATTGTTGTTGATGGGGAATGGGTGACGGTTTAAAAAAGAAGATTATGAACCTAATATTCGGAATAAATATCAACGGAACCAAAAACACTGGCTTAATTGACGTTTCTGAAAGTCCTCCTAAAGTCTTTTGCTATTGTACTGAACAAAACGCCGATTTGATTTTAAAAGGCATCGCTGCATTACAAAAACCAAAACGCGAATCCAAATTATTTCAAATCCCGACCATTGAAGAAATCCAGGAATATTGCAACCAAAGAAAAAATGGTATCGACGCTGAGAAGTTTTGGCACAGTTACAACAGCAAAGATTGGTTCGTCGGCAGGGTAAAAATGAAATCATGGAAATCATCGATTATCACTTGGGAAAAGAACCCGCAGTTTAACCATCAGGAAGTTGAAAAAGCGGTTATCGGTAGGCAGACATCAACAACAGTAAAGAGCAATTTAAGTAACTGGAAATTCCAATAAATTATGAGCGACTATCCGCAGAAAATAGACCGATTTGAAATTGCCGAAAGAAACGAGCAGCGCGCCGGAGAACTATTATCCGAGATTGAATCGGGAGCAAAAGGAAACGCGGTTACATTTCTAACATCAAACCTCAAGAATAAGAAGATTCGGGACCGTTTAACCGAACCAAACTTTGAATTGGCACTTGCGGCAATGATAACTAAAATATCGGGTCTGGCAGGTTGTAAAGGCGAGATTTCAGATTTCGACAAGGATGACATCGCAAAGTTGATAATGCGTAAGTACGGTGAAATCTCAGCAGAGGAAATCGTAATGGCTTTTATGCTTGAACGCCACGGTGATTTATTGCCGAGAACAGAACACTTCGGCCTTTTCAACGCAGAATATTTCAGCAAGGTCGTCGATAAATACAAATCCTGGAAACTCGATATGAAACGGGCCCATAATATGGAAACGAACGGATCGGTCGAACTTCCCAAAGAATTAAAAGAATTTCAATCTATGGATGATATCGCAAAGGAGAAAATGGTCAACGATGGTATTGTTCGCCGATTTGAAACCTTTAAAGAGAACGGTAAGATTGAAACGCCCTGTGCGCACATTTTCGACACGCTGTATGAACGTAAATTATTTCCAACTGATACGCCTTACCAAATTTGCTTAAAGCTGGCTAAGGACGATATTACGGCGGAATTGAAATCCAAAGTAACTCCCGACAAAGGCGACAGGAATAAAATTAAGGAAGCGATTTCTGCGCTTGAAAATCCGAACAACGAAATGTTAATGGCTCGGGCAAAATACAACACTTTGACTTGGTACTTCCAAAAACTGATTGACGATAGAATTGATATTAACCAAATACTTAAATAAAGATGGGAGGAGAAGTGCCAATTGTCTTTTCGTTTGAACTCACCGAATCGCCGTATCAGATTGATAAAGACATTCCGATTCCGTCAAGACATATAAAATGGTCGAGATTCCCATTTAACGCAATGGATATCGGCGACAGTTTTTTCGTGACAAAGAAAGCAGAAAAGAAAACTTCATTAATTCAATTGACAAGCTATCTTTTCTTGAAACAAAAAGAATACAGAATAGAGAGCGGCCACGATGCAAAATTTTTAATCAAAAAATACAGAGAGCTTGACGGATGCCGAGTTTTCAGAATTGAATAACTAAAAAAAAAGGAAATGAACACAGAAAACAAAAAATGGAATTTTAAAGAAGCGTTGGAGAAATTCAATAACGATCCGACCAACGACAGAGGAAGAAAACTTTACCTCGATGTAAAACAAAGCGCCAACTCCGTTCAGATGGAGTTAAGCGTTACTCCATTTCCAATTACAGGGCCTGAATACAAGGGAGGCGTAATTGTTAAAGAAACAAGAGATGACGGCACTGCTTTTCAAGGAGCGGAAGCAGAACTTATTAACCACCTCTTTTTCGCGGCATCATATGGGTTTGAAAAAATGCAAGAACTTTCATTTGGAGAAAGACAAAAATTACATCTGTAATATGAAAACACCCGAACCAAACGACATTGAAGTAATCGACGAAATTCACGGAACCGGAATGACGGCAAACGAAATCAAAGGAGAAGTCTCTAGACTAATAGAAAAAGATTTATCAGATTGGATATTTCGTTTTACGGCAGAAGGACTAGAATTCTTTAAAGAGATTGGAAAAGAATCTATTTATGCTAAATGCTCTAGCGATTTTACACTCAAAGATGTTTCCCAAATAGTTCGAGTATTCAGGCATTATGATTTTGCTTAACCAACTCAAATCCCTAATAACCGCCAAACAAACATCCAACGACAACAAATCCGGCACGTCAATAACCCAGCTTATGACAGAATTAAATCTAACGACCGAAGAAATTAATCCTTTGCTAAAACAATTGTATGACGAGAAGTTTATTCGGGTTCGCCAAGGCGTAAATTCAAAACTCCTATTTCTGAAATGACCGAGGAAAGACGAAAACAAATCGACCGGGATTGTAAAAGAGCAAACTGGATGCTGCCTTTTATGTTCATAATAACTATGATATTTATCATAACAATGTTCGCATTATGAATATATGTTTACTCGAAGCGAAATCGTTATCGTTGAAATGTGTATAAAATGCGACAATCAGCAATAATGAATATAAATAGCCAATAATCTGATAAGTTCTCAGGATTGCCGTCGAAAAATCACGCTAATCTCTGTCATTTACAATATAACCCTATAAAAAAACCAAACCAAATGAACATTAAAGATAACTATCTCCCGAAAGAACTATTTGCCGACCTGCAAAAATACGTGAATGAGAATGATTTCCAGATTGTCGAGGCTGGAGATAAAAGTTTCTCTGTTTTGCCGGTACCCGATTGGTTGTTGCCGCATTTGGAGATTGAAGGGCATTCGATTATACTGACTTTTATCCGTCGGGCTTGGAAAGATTTCGACGATACCTTGAGGGCACACTGTGATGGACTGATTAACGGAAAACAGACCGCGCTTGCCTCGGTATTGTACCTTAATAATAAACATGAATTAGAGCCTACCGGCACTGCCTTCTACGAGCACCATATTCACGGGAAGGAATTCAAAGGCGACGAAGCCGAATTCAACCGACTGATTACCGAAGATGCCGACGATTATGATAAATGGAAATTGGTGGACTCGGTATTTTCGGAGCCGAACCGGATGCTGATTTATAAAGCTTCGAGGTTTCACGGAAAATTCCCAAATCGGATCATTCGCGGCGAAAGAAAAGTGCTCGTGACATTTTACGAAAAAAATTAATCCTTAAATAATAAATATGATAAATTTGTACAACACGCAAATCGACACACTGAGTTTGCACAGAGTCGGCAATAAAAGCCGAAATGAAAGTTTCTTTATCACGGACAATCCGTACACTTTAAATGACGAGATTACTCCGCTTGTCAAAGAATTCTTTTTGAAGCCATTCCGCGACAAAGAAGAAGTATATTTCCAATTTGCGCATGATGTCGATTTGGAATATAATGAAATGTTCAAGTTCGCTTCTGAAATGTTCGCAAACCCCGATAAGGCACATGACGTTTCAAAGCAAATCACAAAACACCTCTACGATCAATCCGCGCACCCACATATCAAAGCAGGGGAGGTTTTTGTGGCGTACCTTAAAAATGTCTCAATCGACAATAACATTGTTGATGCCATCGGAATTTTCAAAACGGAAATTCAATCTGATTTCTTTCAGTTTAAGGAAAATGAAACTGCGATTGAAATGCTGCTGCAGCACGGAATCAGTTTAAGCAAACTCGACAAAGGTTGTTTGATTTTCAATCACAAAAAAGAAGAAGGATTTAAAATCCTGTGCATCGACCAGAATCGTTATGATGCACGTTACTGGCTTGAGCACTTCTTATCGGTTGACGCGTTTGAGGACGAGAATTTCCAAACGAAAAAATATCTGCAATTCGTTCAGGGGTTTGCGAAAGATATTGTGCTTCCGGCCGAAGACACGAAAGAGCAAGTAATGTTTCAGAATCGGGCTGTTAACTACTTCGCGAAAAATGACCAATTTGAAGAAAGTAATTTCTTGAACGAAGTGCTCGATAATCCTGATTTGATTCCTGAATTCAAAAATTACAAAGTAGACAAAGGCGAGAAGTATTCCATTGAAGACTTGACGACTTTTCAGATTTCAAATTCTGCCGTTTCCGACGCGAGAAAAAAATTTAAGAACGTTATCAAACTCGATACAGGAATGACGATTAAAATGGATTTTATCAACCCGGAAAGCGCCGAAAAGTTTCTCGAAAAAGGCTGGGACGAAGAAAAGCAGATGTATTTTTATTTGGCGTACTTCAATAAAGAAGAAAAATAATTTAACCAAAACCTCGCGATATGTAGGAAATCGCTAATATAAAGAATGGAAAAAATTGATCAACTCGAAGTATTGTTAGCCGAAGCAAGAGTAGAAGCTTCCGCATTTTACGAAAAGAACAACAAATCAGCGGGAACCCGCCTCAGAAACAAAATGCAAGCCATCACGGTTTTAGCAAAAGAAGTCCGCGTTGAAGTTCAGAACATGAAGAACGCTGAGTAAATTAAAACAAAAACCCGCTCAATTATGCAGCGGGTTTTTTTATTATCTCTTAGAACGCAGGTCTGTCGAATACTTCTTCAATAGCGCCGAATTTTCCTGAATATCCTTTTCGTTTATTTTCCGGAGTTCTATTTCAAGCAAACTGAGATTGTGGTCATACACGTCGATAAGCGGCTTGGCCTTATCTTTTCCATAGCTCACAGTCAGCTTTTCTTTTTGGTTACTTTCAGATTTTGCAGATACAGGCTTCGGCGCCGGCTTGCCTCCTAAAGTCAAAAGTAATGCGTCGCCTTTTGAATAACCCGAACGGATCAACGCGTCTTTTATTTCAACCTGAGTCATTCCGAGTTTGGTGCCGGCCGTAATTATATTTCCTATTTTCTCAAGAGCTTCCTCATTCGTTTTCTTGTAATCAGAAGCGATTTTAGCAACTTCCGCAACAGTAAGTTTTTCAGAACCTTTCATCTTGGCTACCATTTCCTTGCGGTCAATATCGTATTCATCTTTTACGCCGTAACCGAAACTTGTGATTCCATTACTGTAATTAATCGTGGAAATCCTGAATCCCAATAATCCGAGCACCGCTTCCTTATTTGTGTACTCTTTGCCGTATGACGCGAATTTATCACCGAAAGTTTCAGGCATGATTTCATTGGCGCGCATGAATTCTGAAATGTTATTGTAAACGCCAGGACCAGCTTGCTTGAGATAATAATTCGTAATTTTATCAGGACTGTTTACGGCGCCTTCAGCAATATTGTCGCCTTTGTAAATTGGTTCGCCGTACTCGTTTTGGTTGTTAATCAATCCCATTATTGTCTTGAACGAAATATCTAGTCCGATGTAAGGGGAAATCGCTTCATAGACAGCTTCCTGAATTTTGTCGTCCTTATCACGTCCGGCGCGGTCTTCAAATAAAATTGATAATGGTTTCATCACGACCTCTGATGGAAATAATGCGGTGCCGTCCACGAATGTAGGTTTGCCGTTTTTTGTGCCCGTGTAAATCAATTTGGAATTCTTTTGCCATTGCGGAAGCATGTCGCGGACCGCGTCATCGTCCTCGTCATCAAATCCGATAAGACTTCGTGTAAATGCACTGAGTCCGAATAATGTCGCGTTACCAATAATCAATCCTGCGGCACGTTGCGCGGCCATCTTTTTTCTGCCCTGTTCAAAATCCTCCTTAATGAAAAGCAAGTTGTTTTTTGTGGTCCGTACCATTTCATAAGGAAACGAAACAAATGTCCCAACAACAGGAAGCCTTCTAAGGCGCTGAAAATTCTTCGGGATGTACGAATACGTCGGATAAGAGTTTCTGATTCTTTCGGCTGATTTTACCTCCGCATCAGCTTCATTCATTCCGGTTTTCATAAACCTTTCCTTCTCAATATAGAATCCTGCTGTTTTATAGAAGTCATCACCGAACGCATAGAGTTTTTTCAGCACGTCAAATGAATATTGGAATTTATTGGTCTTAACCATACGGTCGGTTTCCTTGCTGAAATCATTTACGATCGCCATAACTTCTCCGGCATTTCCACCATCATTCAATACGCCGAGTTTGATTAATTTCTGACGCTCGGATTTCAGTTTGGTTTGTGAGCGGTCAGTTCCGAGTCCCTGATTAAATGCTTGTGCGGTATATTTTGGACTTGATAGAAAGAAGTGGCCCGCATTGACGCCTAAAAATACGCCGCTGTAAAGGTTCCGGAAAGTAGTCGTCGGCGATAAGATTGTCTTTCCGATTTTTGTCGCCGCTGCAATCTTAATCCACGCTTGGTAAAATCCGCTGTCGACTCTTGCTAACGGCGCCATTTCGTTTAAGGCTTCGGCTACATCTTTCGGAACGTAAACATCGCTTAATGTCTGCCAGCCGTCACCATCGCTTGTGAGTTTTGTATAACCTTGTTCCGGAGCCAACTTACCAATATCCGTGTCAAGTAAAGTAGTGCGCATCCTGTCCTGATATTCGAGATTTGCCACATAGTTACTTAATTTGTAAACAGTGTTCACGAAATTATAAATCGGATCTTTCGCCTCGCCTAAAAGTTCGCGGAATTCCACAGGCAAATCTTTCCTTTTCTTCAAAAACGGAGCGTCGGCCTTTCCTGAAGATATGAATGAGAAATCATTTTTTGCTTTTCGGATTCCGTCGAGATAATCAGCAATGTATTCTTCGGCATTTTTTTTCGAATAACCTTCTTCGCGGACCAGGTAATCAACCGCGTTCTTGATTTTATCGCGGCCTTCGATGCTGATTTCATTGTTCTTCTCGGTTATAATTTCGGAATAGCTATCATCGACGAAGATTTGGTACGAGCGGTTAAGGTAAGTTCCTTTGTTGTTTCGGATTGTATCGATGAGATTTTGGGTTCTTTCAACGGAACCGGATATAGAAGATTGTGCAACCGGACTTGTGGCTGATGCAAGCCGAGTCTGTAAATCAGTAAGTTTTGTGTCGAGCTTATCCAAAATTGTTTCCGAAAGAATATCAATCCTTTCTCGGAAATAATCGAGTTGCGCTTTTTGTTCAGTATTTAAAAAAGGTACGGCATTTGAGTCACCCGCAAGATAATCGTTAATCGCCAGTGAATTTTTGATGTAGTCTTTCGGATTTGATTTGCGAACTTTGTCGAGAAGATTTTTAAACAATCCTGTTTCGTAATCCAGCGCGTCGGTAAAAGCTGAAATCTCACGGTTTCTTGAACGGAAAGTTTCAGCGACACGCGTATCGAGTCCAGCATTGCTTTTAAAGGTATTGTTCCAAAGTTTTCTGAACTTACGCTGACGGCTTAATAAATCGCGGATTCGGCCTTTACCTGTCAAATCACGACGATTGTCGTTATTGAAAGACATTCCTTGAGTAGCGGATTCGGCTTCGTCGTCTATTTCTTGTTCTGACTGCCTCCCGCTTTCTTCGCTTTCCGCGCCGATTCCGCTATCGCTAACTTCATCCCCTTGATTCGCAGAAGATAATCCTTGTCGTTGCTGCTCGTCGAGTTCGTACTGTTCGTGGATTGCTCGTTGTTGGTCGGGGTCGAGGGATTCGAGTTGTTTTGCATATTCTTGTTTATAATATTTTACTTTTTCGTTCTCAGGAAGCGAATCAACGTAATCGTCAAATTGCTTCGATTCAAACAAAGATAATTCTTCTTCCGATAAACTGCCTTTATAAGCGGAAATTTGTTCTTCCTCGGAAAGTCCGTAGTATTGATCATTGCCTCTTTGATAATTTTCAATGATGCCGTCGCGAACATCGTCGATATTATTGTGGCCTCCGATAACTTCAAGAATTGCGTCGCGGAAATTTGTACCATCGGCTTCGATTTGCGGATTAGCTTCTGCTAATTGTTCGGCCAGCACTTCAACTGACGGAGCCGACTCGTTATTTCCGAGTCCTGTAACCCAAGTCCTATTTTTACCATCGCCGGTTTCTCTGGCAACACTTTCGCGATTGATTTTCTGCCCATTAGCAATTGCGCGCGCGGCTACTTCATAAGGCGTTGTTGGCTCGGTATTATTAAGCGCCTCATTGTAATTTTTCTTGCGTTCTTCGTTAATTTGGTTTTCGGTCAAGGTATTATTTGCTTCGGCCCAAATCTTTGCGTAAGTAGGATTTTTTACAATCTTAGTTTTCGGCTTATCGACGCCACGTTGCTTAATCTTACGCTCAACAAACTCAGGAATTTCAGTTCCGTCTTTTTTTGTAATTTTTTGTTTGCCTTCGGGAGTGATTTCAATACTGAAAGTTCCTGAAAAAGCTCCTTTCCCGACCGTGACTTCCTTTACATTTTGAACTTCACTCGTAGCTGCTGCGGTGTCAACGGACTCGGAAACGTTTTCTGTTTCAGTATTTTCTTCGACAGCATTTCTGTTTTGCTCCACGATTCCAGCGTCAGGCTGAACGTTTCCATCAGGAATAGGATTTTGGTTCGGTATTGTTTCATTTTCGATATTCGTGTTTATCGTCTCGTTCACAATCGGAGCGCTTTCTTCAACAACAGGATTTTCTTTCGCTTCACGTTTCGCATTCTTCTCAGCCAGCATTTCACCAGCTTTCTTCGTAATCTGCTCGTCGGTTAATGTGATTGATTTCGTGCCGTCAGGATTCAATTCTTTCATCAATTTACGCGCGGCTTGGTCTTTAGCGATAATCAATTCTTCGTCGCCGAGTTTATTCAATTCGCGATTGCCTCCGCGTTCGACCAAATCAATACGCCTTTGATCGTTGGCTTCGAATTCGGTTTTCAAATCACCTGTCAGTTGCTTTTTCATATCTTCAGACAAAGCATCGTCCAATAATACTTCACGCACCTGATTTTTAATATTTGCCTGTGCTTTTTCAAGACGCATTACTTCGGAAAACTGAGCATCTGTAAGATTGCCGATGTTCTTGATTTTCTTTTCAAGCAAAGTTTTTACGTCCGACTTGGTTTTGTCAAGTTGCGATTCGATTGTTTTTCGGGAAGTGTCGCTTATTTCCTTATTATCAAGTTGGCTTTCGTAAGCGAGTATCTGCGCCGAGGCTTTTTGTATTTTCGTATCTGTTGAGAATGGTTTGATAGCTTCGGCAACAAGATTTGAACCGAAAGGCAAGAGCATGCCCATAACCGTTCCTGCTGTTCCCGCATCCTTTACTCCATTGAGCAATTGAATGTTTTTGTCTCCTGCATATTTGTCGAGAATGTTTTGGGCAACCTGAGTTCCTGATTCATCAAGACCTTCCAGCAATCCGCCTTTTAGTGAAGCGCCTCCGATATTTTTCGCACTGTCCCAAATGCTTTTCGCCATCATTGTACGTTCCGGTGCCGTTGCGCTACGGATTACCCTTGACGCATTACCCAAAAGCAATCTGTCGACCATTGCGCTTGCAGTTTCCGTAACGCCAAATCCAGCCGGAATTCCCAGCATTTGTTCGTCGGAGTAATTCTGTTCTCCCGATTTCATTTCTTCCTGCATCGCCTCAAACTTTTCACCCGTCGAATAACCTCCAATTGCAGCGATTCCCGGAGCGCCAGTCGCAACGAGTCCATATATTGGGATTTGATTCGCAAGTACTGTATTTGAAAACCAACTACCGAAGTCAGAAGCATTTTCAATATCGTCGACCGATAACGGCTTCATAATTTCCGCGCGCGCTTCATCGGCATCAGATTTTAAAGACTGATAAATGGCTTTTGCATTTTCTCCGCGACGACGGGTCATTTCAGTTTCTCCAAATACATATTCCGAAGCTTTGTTCGCGTAATCGACTGCGCCGAAAACTCCCGCTGAGATATCGCCGATTGTAGCGTCGACGTTATTCACGAAGTTTCGAAGTTTACCATAATTCCTTTTAAAAATATCGACGTTCTCCCGCATATCTCCCAAATCCTTTTCGTTGGAAATGAATTCTTTCTGCGTTTGTATAGCGTCGGAAACCAATACCTGATACTTTTTTAGTTCAGATTGGTATTCGGATTTTAAGTCGTCAGGAATTGCTTCAGGATTATTTTTATACTGAGATACCGTTTTGTTTAAATCGTTGATTTTAGACAGGCTCAAATCGATTTCTGACTGTAAAACATTCTGTTTTTTCAGGTTAAGTTTCTCGTCTTCTTTGATTGTTGCGTATTCCTGGACCGCGAATTTTGTCAGATCGGTTTTATCTGCGTCCGGAATGTCCTGCAGAAAATCGCGAACCTGACTTTTACTTTCAGATTTGATGCGTTTGGCGATAGCAATTTCTTTCGCTTTGGCTGTAATAGCTTCCTTTGAGATTTCAGGAACCGGTTCTTTCTTTGCCTTTGCAATAGCGGCTTCTTTGAGTAATTCCTTGCGCGCTGTTTCCTTTTCAGATTTCAAGGTATCTTCCTCGAATCTGATTGGGCTCTCTCCGTTTGTCCCTAAAGTGAGTGTAGCGGTAACCGTATCAGCCAATGCGTTAGCGGTACGTTTACCGTATTTGATAAGGTTGTTGAATATACCTTCGTCTTTAGATTCGGCTTCAACTTCAAGCGCAATTTCTTTTTGGCGTTCGTCCGATACTTTTTGGGTTTCTTGGAATTTATCGAAAATGGAAGTGTAGCCGGAAACGTTTTGTTTTAACTTCTCCTGGTTCCAAGCCATCGAACCTTCCTTGTATTTTGAAGGTGATGATAAAGGTAAATCAGACTTTGATTCGCCCGAAGAAATAACCGTTGCATTCGATTCCGATACGGTCGCTTGTTCTGACGAAATAGAAATATCTTTTTTTTTTAAGATTTCCTGAGCGCCAGACAGATTTAATGCCGGACGTTCATCGCTGTCCAATATTTCTTTGGCGCCACTTAAATTTAAAGGCTTTCTATTATTTGGATTTAGTGCCATAGTTTGGTTTTATAAGCCTAAGCCTTGAATTATTTCTTCCCTTGAATATCCCGGATTATCCTTCATCGCTTTGGAGATAGCACTTTCCTGAACGGCGTTGAATTTTTTGTTCTGCTCTGCTGACTTGGCTTGGTTTTTCAATTGATTGAAGTTTTCCAATCCCATTGATTTCGCGTATTTATAGCCGTCTTTTTCATTCAATCTTACGAGAGCGGTTTGATTTTGCTTGTCGGTCGTAGTGGATTCAATAACTTTTCCTGTCACTGGATCGATTTCGTTTGTCTTGCCGCCTTTTGTTTCTCCGTAAACAACTTCAGCAACAACAGTCCGTTCGCCTTTTTTATTGACTTCGACGGTATATGAATTAATGGTCGCGTTTGTGTATGAAACCTCCTTACCGTCAACGAAACCTTTTAGGATGGAAATCGGTTTAGCTCCTGTAACTGATACGGTCCTGTAACCTGCGGACGGAGTTACTTTCGCTGCAGCATATACGGGAGGCGTTTCGACCTGAGCAAACGTGGTGTCTTCTTTCGGTTTTTCTTTGTCTTTATCAAATTTCAATCGTGCCGCAGCATTCATCGACCCGTAATCCTTGTCGGTCTTCTTCAAGTAATCCGTTTTGGAAAGCAATAATTCTTTCGTATATGTGTCTACCTTTTTTAGATTTTCGGGTGTATTATCCAATCCCATCTTTTTGAGCTGGGATTTTGCAGCCGGGGTTGGCATTCCTTGATCATCGTAAAGAATTCCTTTCACTGCCGCATCTACCTTCGCTGAGTTGGCTTGTTTGACTTGGGTAGACGTGAAATTGCTATCGGTTGTGATATCATCCATTCCAACATCTTTCGCTATTACTGTTACGATTTTATCCAAATCAACTTTCGGCTGGAAATCAAATTGCGGAATACCGCTTTGGATATCATTGTAATCAACCACATCGAGTTTATCAACTTTTCCGTCAGCATTCTTGTCGACAAATCCAACAACAGGTAATCCACCGTCAAGTCCGCCCACGTAATTTTCGAAACCGCTTAAAACTTGCTTTTCGAAAACTGGGTCTTCAAATAGGCTTCCGTCGGCAACGCCTTTTTTATAAGTCTCGATTTTTTTCGTGAATGTATCGGTCGCAATCTTAAGATTTTCCGGAAGCTGGTTTAATTGTTGGGCTTCGATGCGCAATGAAATCTTTTCATCATCGGAAATTTTCGGGTCAGAAAGTTTTTTGGTAATTTCCCCGATACGCTCGACGCCTTGATTTATAATCTTGCCTTGTAATTCGGTAAGTGATTTTGATCCTGAGTCGTAATTTTGAGGCAATTTGGCAAGCATTTCTTTTTGAAGCGCTTCTTTTTTGGCGTCGGCCTTATCTTTACGGTCTTGGGCGATTTTGTCAATTTCGCGCTGTTCGGCCCTGAATTTTAAGTCTTGGTTTTCTTGGTCGGTCTGCAGGTCAACCATTGAAATACTGATTGGCTTGGCTGTCCCGAATACACTGCTTGAGTTTCCCATTTCTTAAAAGTTAAAAGTTTTGGAAGGTGTATAGCCAACAGTATCACCGAAATCTTCTTCACCCATTTTAGCGAAGTAATCTCCCCAGTCGCTATCTTGAGGAATAGCTTTCATCATACCGGGGACGGCTTTTGCAACTCCTGTGAGTCCATTCCACATATCTTCTTTTCCAGCCTGTTCGCGGGAAGACAATGCGGCGATGTTGGCAATATCACGGTTCTCGCGCATATTACGGGTGTTTACGTTATCGCCTGCAATAGCATAATTTCTTTTGATATCCTGACCATCAAGATAGCTCAAAGCTTCCTGATTTGAAGTATTTGTAAATGATTGGATTTTAGGAATGCCGCCGAATACTCCGCGAATTCCTGCCTGCCTTGAAGAATCAACTAAGTCCGAAGAAGTAATCCTGTTTTCTTCACGGATAGCATCGGAACCAATTGTGCTTAATGGAATGTCCTTGAATGCGTTGTCAAGCGTTTGGCGCTCGTATTCATTCAGCTCTTTTGAGGCTTTCTTTTTTTCTTGTGCTCCTTGATATGCCATATATCCTGACAAGCCCACCGATAATGCTGATACAGTAATTGCAGCCATTTCTTACATTTTTAATGTTTGATTGACGCAATTCGTTTTAGTCTTTTTCCCAATTGACTTTGACAAAGATATTAATTTTGATTGTAGAAATTTGTAATATTTTGTATTATAGCAAAATAGTCATTTCGGTAGTCGAGCGAGAACCTTTTTTAAATCCGGCCGCTTCGTATCTTTGTATCAAACTTTCATTCTTCAATGAAGTGAAAACTGCTTTATATCCGCGTGCTCTAGCGATATGACACAGTTTATCAATTAAATATTCTATCGCTTCGGGAACATCGTTTTCGCGGTATATGTTTGACCTTACGATAAATTCTAGCCAGGCAATTTTAGAGTTGTTCAAAAACAAAAACCCTGCGCAAATATCCTGACCGTCTTTTGTGACCATTAACCCACCTAGTCCGTTTTCAGGGAGGTAATCTCTCGGCGGAACTGGAAATCTAAAAAATCTCCACCAATCAACAAGAGTATCGTAGTCGCTTTCGTCTAATAGCCTGAATGAGAATTCCATATTATTTGTTTTGAAGATTTACTCCCGAGTGAACGATGTTGCTGTTTATTGCGAAAAGCTCTACTTCGGTTGTGTCGTCGTTTGTTAATGTGACTTCCGCATAATATCCTCGTAATGCAGCGCCTTCAATCCGTGAATCCTTTTTAGCGAATGAATAATATCCCGGAACCGGTGTTGTAATGATTGCCGTAACTGTAACGACTCCATTTACAATTGAATCAATCTCACCGATCAATTCTTCGGCACCGGCATTCAACTGATAAAGATTGTCTCCTACGCTTACGATTTGGGATAATGTCGGATATGTGATTGTGAGTCCTGCGGTAGAAATTATCACTCCGATTCCCTGGGCCGCGTGTCCATGTAAATCAGCCACATCCTCGTTCTGTCTCGTATGCGCAAAATGGCGACTTTCCCTTGTATTGAATTCGCTTTTCTTAATCGTGCTTTCAGTCAGGTTAGTTTTTAATTCAACATCCCACGGCTTATTTCCTTCCAAAACTATTGTCTTGAAAATCTTGTCTTCCGTTGGCGCTTCATTTATAACGGTCACGATTTTTGAGTCATACTGGACGCCGTAGAAATTATTCCTGATAGGATTTGTTTCGTCATTATGGAGCCATAACTGACCGTCCTTGATTGAGAAGAAACGATTGTTTAATCGGCACATCCAATCCGGTAGGTAAGAATGGAATGAAGTCCATCCTTTTGACTTGTCGCTGTATGTCAGGGTATATTTGCTCATGGTTAATCGCAGTCGTTATATTCAGCAGTCATTTGAACACCAGGAATAGAAACCGCCGTCTTGATTCCTGAAATTGATAGTTCGGAGGCGTCATTAAAAATAATATCAGCGCTAAATGTTATTTGGGTCAATACCCGGTCGGTTACAGTCGGTAAATCATTTTCTTCAAATAACAGTTTAGTAGCATTATGCGTCATCGGTATTGAACACGGCACGTCAACTCCGTCAATTCTATATTCGGTTATCGAACCCGAAACAAATGAAATAGTTCTGCCGGCCAAAAGCTCAGATAAATTGATTTCACCTTGCAATTCCATCTTAATATTTCCAGCATTTTCCGAATTCCATACAACACAATAATTGTTAGGATCAAAAATGTTAATGGTAATTGTTGCTTGGGATGAACAATCTCCATCGGAAACCTGATACACAATCGTATCGGACGTGAAATCCTCACCATCATTTTCGTAAGTTATTGTATTGTCTACATTAACTACTGCGGTTCCATGTTCCGGTTCGGTGGCAATCGTAACAATTCCGTCTTCGACTCCTGTGTCATTAAGCAATGAGTCGATTGTAAAGCTTTCTCCGATTTCCACAGCCACGCTATCATCTACAAGAACAGGAGCGCGGTCAGTATAATCCCAAATAAGATAAAGTATTTCACTTGGGTCAGTCCTGTTGAAAAGGAAATTGCCTGAGCTTTGCGATGTGCCGACTCCCGGAGTAGTTGTGGTTAAGGAGACAAACGTTGCGGCATCCAGTATAGTTTGAAAATCAGCATCAGTATAGATAGTTGAGGAAACCAAGTACCCGATCCTGTTGCATTGCTCGATATTCAATAATCCTGTCGCAGAAGCGTCCTTAAAACTTTGCAAATTAACGATTGAACCGCTGGCCGGAAACTTACCAACCCCTTCAACGCCCGTCTCAACATCGAATCTGCTTACAGGGACATCATCGAAGATATCGTTCGAGTTAAAGAAAGCGCCACCGCTCCATCTGAAACGGTTATTTATTGTCTTGGTCAAGTCACCGGAATCATTAACCACCATAGAAACAATTGTCATCGCTATCCCGACAGGACACAAGTTTGTAATTTCATAACTCGCGGCGTCAGATATAGGCGTGATTGTAATCGTCACGGTATCGACTGAAAGATTATTTCTGTAAATGGTCAATACTCCCTCGCCCGTAACATTTGAAACAACGGTATCGATTGAATTGTACGTGGCGACTATCGTAACATTTCCTTCGGTGATATTGTAGTTAAAATCAATATCTCCAATCATTTCGTTAAGATTCAAGGTGTAAGTGAACGGCTCCGACTGATTATTTTTAACAATCGTATTCCCGCATTCCAATTCATAGACGCGAACCGGTTCTTCTCCGACCGAATAAACGTATTGTTTAAGATATGGGTCGATGGCCCCAATCATTTTCGCGTTTGGCTGAAGCCTGAATAAGTCCCTCCACCAATCAAGCATGGTATCGACAATTTCCGTAATACCGTCAATTGAAAGACGTTGCATGACGCCTCTCAATGGATTTGCGGAATAGATTTGATAATCGTAAACCGCAACGCTTTCAGGATGCTTCCCGATTCCGTTCTCTCCAAGATAAGTCACCTGGGCGCCGAGCACATTTTTTATAGAAGTGATGTTTGCGCTTCCGTCTGCATTATATAAAGCATCGCGACCGAACAGTACCTTTGATGATTTTTCTTCCTGCAAGACAACTAAGTCATTGTCCCGGCTGATCAGTTTTTGGATGCTGCCGTATTGCTTGTCGAGTTCTTTGAAATTTCCGGTAGACAGATTAAATTCATTCAGCCCGTTCATGTTCGTGCTTTCGATAAACGCTTCCCCATAAGTCAGGTCAGCATATCTCCTCACTGCTTTGTATTCTTCCACGGAAGTTGCGGAAGGTCTTAAATCGACGTTTAAAAACGGTTTCAGTAAAGCGTCTTTGACACGATAACTTTCGGCGCCGTTTCCTTGAACATAGCAATTGAAAAAGTCAAGCAATAGATTCGCGGGCTGCATGGTCGCAATATCCTGATTTGGCGTTACACCGAAATTTCCCTGATGTTCTCCGTTGATGATATCGAATGTTTCTTCGGTTTCGTAATATACGTTACTATCAGATACTTTTGGTTCGGTTTCGAAAATGAACATCGCGTCGGAAGCCCTAATTGTAACCAATGTATTCAGGTAGCCCTTACGTTTCATTCCGTTTCCGGCTATCACGCCTTCCGCTTGTAGAAATAAATAGCCCGGATCTGCATAAGTCAAGCTTGTGATAATTCCTTGAAACGCAGTGTTGACAAAGCCTCTGACGATATTTACATTTGAATAGACTTGGCCCTCATGCGCCAATATTAATGTGCCTTGCACATTTTCGATGAACCAATCTTGTATGTTGTCGTAATCATTTTGGACAATATAATCGTGCTCGAAGTAGCCTGTGTCGCCTCGTCCGCTGCTTGATAGAATGATGGTAATTACATAACCGGCCCTAATAGGAATATCCGTAAAAGTTCCAGGAGGATTTTCTTTTGTAAATAATGGGCTGAATGCGTAAGGACGATCATTTGATGCTTCCCCGTAGCCGGCGGAGGCATAAAATTCATCTTCTTCGTAATTCATGGAAAAGCCAGTTGGCTTAATCTTCATGTATAGTCCTGCGCGCTCAGTTATTGGAAGTCCGAAAGAAGTAACATTTGTCCCTAAGAAATTTTCAGGCTGCTGAACGACCTCAATGACTTTTACTTTTATCACGTTTTCGGCAGCATCATATCGACCCTTTTTCAAAATCAGGATATCTCCCTGTTTTACCTTGTCGTGATTTTCACCGTCAAGTTTTACCCAACGAAAAATTCCGTCCTCGTAAAAAGTTGTAGCGTAGATTGTTTGGTAGCTTAATTCCTGTTGCTTTATAACAATCTTGTACCTGTCTGCCCAATACGGCGCAGGATGATTGATTGCTAATTGCAATCGGTTTTTGCTTGTTGAATATTTCTGTTGGATATAAATAGTATTGTTGAATCCGGCCAAGACGGTAGTGCTTCGATTGTATTTATCGAGATAAATAATCGCCGCCTCGTAATCGCGGTTTGTTTTCAACGAAGACACGCTTTCATTCTTGTAATATTTAGCGAGGTTTCCGGCGATGAAATTAAATTGTACTTCTTCCGTATGAAAGACATCATCTTCGGGGTCAAGCGGCGTGTCGTCAACCTGGAATATTAATTTGATTCCTTGTATGGTAATTGATGTTGATGTAGATGCGCTTATCGTAAATGTAACTTCCGAGTCGTAAACCCATCCTGTCAGTAAATCAATAGTGTAACGCTGAAGGAAATCGTTTTTAATGGCAATCTCAATAAACTGGATAAAGTCAGGGTCGACGGCCAATGCATTTGCATCGGCAAAATCAGCCGTTAAGATATAGTCGAATTCGGCACTATATTTACCGTTATACAACAACGACTCCATTTCAATTGTAAACGAAAGCCTGTTACCGGTCGTCAAGACAATATCGGAAGGAATATTAATTGTCAGGAATTCGTCTTCAAATGAAGTTGTGAGCGCTGTGCCTTCAATACTTTCACTGTTCAGTGCAACCTCGTAGTCAAGTTTGATTTTATTTTTATTTGCGTCGACGATATCGCGGCCTTCAAGATAATTTCCAAATACAGGACGGTTCCCGATTAGCGACAGTGCTTTTGCTTTCAGGGGTACATTATCAAATGCACGATACAATTCTTTGGAGGCTAGTACGCTGTAAAGTTTATTGTTCGAGAATGAAATATTTTTCAGGTCATTATCCGCCCATCCTTCTTTGATTTTATTGAATGAGGCGATCAAGTATAACGCGTTCGAGTTGCTGTTCTTGACAATGATTTCGATATCTGTTACTTGTGGCTCTCCTGTATTGAATCCAATACGAATCGCGTTAAAAGCATTGACCATCCCCAAATTCTCTACGGTTTGGTAGTCTAACTTAAACGGTTTTGGATTGAATTGGTAGTTTGAATAGGAGGAAAGCGCGCTTCTTTCACCGTCACGGTATTTGTAACGATAAGATATTGAAAGGAATTTTTCTTCAATGTAATTACTAAGTTCATTCGAGTAAATCGGCAATATGCTCGGAGCGTATCTTGGCGGTTTTTTAATAAGTAAAATATCTTCTTCAACGAATCCGTTAACGGGCCATGTTTTCGCGCGTTCGATATTCACGCAGCAAGGCTCCATGTTGTCATCGGTCCAAATCAACAAATCTTCTTTGGTGTCTTCGGATATTATTTTTTCGATACCGGTAATAAGAAAGTTTTCGTTTAAATCCAATACACGTGAACCGATTGCGCGGGTATCTGCCAATACAATTGACAAAACTGTATTGCGATTATTCCATTCTACAAGATAACATCCGTTGCTTGAAATAATGAACCAATAGATTTTATCCTCGGCCTCGTCGCAGTAACCAAGATTACATTTGACGTTGGTTCCGAAATCATAATTTGTGAGTTGTTTGTTCGAGAGAGAGTTTTGGACCGAGCCGACTTCCGAGCCTTCGGAGTTTAATATGATGACGTTCTCGGCGTGACGGTATGCGCCATCCGGCAAGCTCCTTTCGTCATTATCTTTGTCCATCTTACCCCGGACGAAGGTTCTGCGGGTATTTGCCATTACGGAGTCATAGTTTTGGTTCGCATAGTCCTATTGATCTGTAATAGATTGAGGTCAATTTGGTCAAGTTTCGATTGGTGTAAAGAGGTTTTGTATCGTTGACGCGCGCGCATCTTTTCGTTTGCGGGAACGTTTCTTTTCATGGAAATCGCCTCAGTATAAATCCAGTCCTTTACGCATTGCTCAATATCTTTGTGGATCGTGATTTCGCTATCGGTCAAATCGGCCTGTAACCCGTCAGAATCGTATTCCAGCACTACTTCACAGTCAGATAATTGAGAGCTGAATAAAATCTTCCCGCGTCTTTTGTCGATTTTAAATTCACCGTACTGGCTTAGTTTTGAGGTGTCGAGATTTCCCTGTCCGCCAGCCTCACAGAATTCATAGGTTTTATAAGGGAAAGCGTATGCGTTCGCCGAATCTGCAGTAAGGATTTTACCGTTGTTGTCGAAAAGGATTTTCCAGTTATTGTCCTGCAAATAACCGGTACCAGTATTGATACTTGAATTAATATCAAGAGGTTGCAATCTGCGCGTTCCATTCTCCATCACAACTACCGAAATGCGTTTGTAATCCAAATAATCCTGCGGTAAAGTCCATACGAGATTATCCGGAACCGTAAATTCAATCGCCAGGATTTCATTTGCCGCACGACGCGTAACTTCTTTTATTCCCTGCCGCAGATGATATAGTAATTTTGACCGCGGGACCGTTTTTAAATATGAATCCTCGTCGAGCGCCTCAAATTCCATAGCGTCGAGAATATCCTTAGCAGAAACGTATTGATAGTTCCCGTGTTGGGAATCGTCGCCTTCGTAATATTGAAAAGGAGTAACTGCCATTATGATTGATTTTCGTTGTTAAAATCCATGGTCTTTTCATTCTGCGTCACGTTCTGCAAATCGGTTTCTTTTAAATTCTGTCCAAAACCTTGCAGTACCCGGATTACCAAATTGTTGAATTCGCTTGGATGCAAGTCGATATCTTGGTGATCGCCGGCGCTTGGATTGTAAAGTTCTGCGCCGCTCACTACCTGAAAAGTCCATTTACCTATCAGCGGATTTCTGAGATATGAAATAGTGATATTATTTACGATAGTTGATGGAGCTATTTTAATTCCGCCTCCTGTCTTCAATCCGATTGGAGTTGTTGTGGTCGGCTTCGTATGGATAAAGTTTGAAAGAAGATTAAATTTCTTGGTTGTCGCGCACATTTCGACTTCGTTAATTGTATCGTAAAATATCGCGTCGGTCCATCTGTGGTCGGCAGGCAACGTGAATATTGGTGCTGCGTAAACCATAGTTGCCTCAGTAAGGAAGTGATTTATTTTTTCATCGATACGGTCCGGGATATTTGCGGTTCCGCCAGCCATCAACCCACGATTCTGCCTGTTGAGCATTCGTGTCTTATCGGAAAAGTATTCCTCATAAATCTCATTAACCTTATCGTTTAAAATGAGAGTGAGTTCAGTCGGAGTGATGTTCCCACGGATATCGCTGTTCGCGTTGGTCAGTAAGGTTTTATAAAACAAATCAACAGGAATCATAGCGATAGGGGTTATCTATTGTATTCTACAAAAGTATAGAAAATCAATATACAAAAACTACAAATAATGTAAAATCGTGTAAAATAATGTAAAATTTTGTAGTAGATTTGTATCAAACCAAACAATTATGTCTTTAAGAAAACGGATAGAAAACTCAAAGGTTTTTAAACAAATGAATCGGGTTCAACAAAATCTCACACTGAAGGCCGCTAATCGGGCGGCAATTGAAAACGGATATATGATTTGTAAAAATCAAAGTGTGGAATATTGGAGAAACATGGCTCCGAACAATTACATCAACAATGCAATAATCGAAGAACTTATAAATGATGAAGACAGTACAGGTAAGTAGCGTAAGGGAAAGTGCAACGCATATCGGCTGCTTGGTCGATCTGTTATTTGATGAGAACGGACGAAATACTTCCGCTAGTCGCATTGAATGGTTTCCAAAATCGGATTGTTCGATTAGAAAGGTTCCGCCTTTTAATCCGAAAACTGATCATCCATCATATTTTTTAACGGCTCCCGAAAGTATTCTCGACAAAAAGAAGGTGAAGTATGAGGTGTAAATGCTGCGGAGACAGGTTTGAGCCCAAATTTTTTCTTCAGAAGTTTTGCATGGAGAAAGACGAATGCATTTCTGCTTTTACTGTTTTTGCTAAGGACGTTACCGCGAAGAAAAACGCGAAGGAATGGAGAGCTGAAAAATCCCTGCTCAAAGAAAAACTTAAAAGTCTGGCCGATTGGAAGGCTGATTTACAAAAAGAAATAAACCTTATAGTTCGAATAATCGATTTCCAATGGCCTTGTATAGCAACAGGCGCAACAACAGGAAAGGTGAATGCCGGACACTACATCGGAACTTTAGCCAACCCGACAATACGTTTTCATCTTGAAAACATTTGGCTGCAATCTGAACACTCGAATACTTGGAAATCAGGTGACACGCTCCGTTATCAGGAAGGAATAGTAAGATTGTTTGGCAAAGATTATTTGGAGTACTTAAATGGTCTTCAATCAATTCCGCCTATTAAGCTTTCCGTAGACGAAATCAAAGAGAAGATATTTTTGGCGCGCGGAATAGTGAAGCGGTTGCGTTTGCAGGATCGAAAATATTCCCTTGCTGAAAGACTTTCCCTTCGTAAACAATTCAATAAACAACTCGGTATCTACCAATAAAAAAGCCCCTACATAAATGCAAGGGCTTTCCACTTTCGGGAAAAAGCGCACCAAACGAATTGGTATTGTTATTCGATAAGTTTCGCCTTGATCCAGTCGAGGTCATTCCTCTTGTTCAAAGACACTTCTTTATCGAATTTATTCTTGAATTTTATATATGCTTCTTCCAGCGTAATTCCTTCCAGCGATTCTAGCGTCTCATTCGCCGCCTTTTTATCGCTGCCGGATTTATCGCTCCTGATTCCGATTTCCTGCAATACCAAACGGCTCGCGTCAGTGTTCTCGGCCAAGAAATCGCCGAGTTTGTCAAGACCTCTTTCACCTTTCGCTAATGGGATAATTTCGCCTTCCTTGCCGTCATTCCAAATTACCGAAGTTTCGTATGGGTTTACCTTTACGATACCGGAGAAGAAAGCTAATGCTGCCAGGTAGCTACTTTCGTAATGCGGAGATTCCATTTTGCTGATTACAGACTGTGGATTTTTTATTGCGCGCTCTTTCAATGCTGCAGAACATTTAACCGCGGACCAGCCGTAGACTTCCGATCCAATAACCGCCAAAGCCATCGCCTGTTGTTTCACAGGGTTGGATTCCCGAATAAGTCCGAATGCTTGTTCAACCGCGTCGTAATTGTCCACGCTTGATTGAGCAAGTAAATCCTCGTCATGGATTCCGTATTTCTTTCCGAACAACGGATATGCTTTCAAATAATTGATAAGAACCACGTTTTCTTCCGGTACGATAATCTCAGTGGCCGGGTCACTCAAAACGTCATTGTAACGAAATACTACCGATTCCGGCTTGATGTCGTTGTCTTTATTGTCCTCAACGAAAATACTGTCCGAACCCGGAAAGTAATCGATTTTCTTGAGTCCTTTTCCTTCTTTCACTGCGCTTCCCCCGCTGATAGTCCACGAGGCTGGTGTATCGCCCGTGATTAATCTAAAAACTACTGATTTTCCCATAATGTGGTTTGTTTAATTTATAAATAAAAAAAGGGGCTATCTCTAACCCCTTTTAGATCCTAATCTGATTATGCGTAATAAGCTGCTGCGCGTCTTCCTACGAAGAATGCATTCGCTCCAACAACCTGATTCGTGCTTTCGTTAGTAAGCAACATTGTCATCGCATCAACTTCCTGGTCAGTACCGCCCAATCCGAAGATTTGAACTTTACGTCTTCTGTTAACATTGCCTTTTACTCTGTTGTAGATTGACAAGTAAGGAGTCGAAACTTTTTCTTCTTTCTCATTCTGAACAGTGGTAATACCCATCGGCATTCCGAAGTAAGCAACACCTGTGGTCGCAAATTTGCCGGTGGCCAATAACGTTGGGTCGTCGAGCAATCTCCACGGCTTGAAGTAGAACGTGATTCCTGAAACCTCTACCGAAGTAAAGTCCATTTTCAACGCCATATCCTTGCTGTTGTTGAATGCTCCGTAACTTCCTGCATTCACAGCCGCCGGACTTACCAATGAACAGATGTCATTGAAGTAATTCATTTGGGTGTGGTTACAGAAGAACGAGTATTCGGTCGCATCAATTCCTTGCTCTTTGATTCTCAAGGCGATGTCACGCAAGTTTGCAACAGTTTGGATGTAGTCGTTTCCAACGTTTCCGTACTGCTCTACTTGCTGGATGATACCTTTCATACCCTGCGTTACTCCGGCAAGTGTTGATGGTGCGGTATCTTCTGCTCTTTCTCCGAAGAAGTGCGTAAGCTCAACGATGTTATCAAACAATGTGTTGGTCCTCTCTAACTCTACGTTACACCATCTTGGACCATCAGGCGTATCAAGCCAAATGTTGTGCGCCATATCGGACTCGTTAATGTCATAACGTTCCTTGATGATCTGCATGTAGTTTTTGAAGAATTTCGGGTTCCAGGTTCTTCCTTTTACGAAAGATTTTGTTCCCTTGTCCCAACGGTTCGAGAAGTCGGCTACGATATCTACGGTTCCTGCGAATCCATAAGCACCAACTTTGTCATTCAATGCCGTGAATACGGTTGTAGAAGTTACAACTGTCACGTAAGCCTGAATTTCTTTTACACCATCGGAGATTTTAATCACCATGTTTGGACGTAAATTGTGTGGAGTCGGCGAGGTGAAAACGTTTCCAGCAACGGCAACGTTCGTAAGCTTGTTCATCAAGCGGTTCATTTCGGCGTGCTGAACAACGTCAGATGCGGCGGTTTTTTCACCTGCAAGCAAAGCCAGCATTCCAGTGATGTTACCTTTTCCGTTTGCGTAGTGCAATTCAGGGATTAATTCCGGCTGATACTGCGTCGCATAATCATAAAGCGTGATGTAATTTGCGTTTGTCGCAAGAACTCCGCCGGGCTGCGTGATTGTAGCAAGCCCTGTAAGGTTGTTTGTCTGTAAAGAAAAAGCCATGTTTTCTGTGGGTTTTTAGCGTTTGAAAATTTCTGAGATTGGAACTATCTTCACCCCATCTTTTGGCTCTTGGCCCGGTAATGGATTTGCTTGAAAGTTCACGTTGTTCTCCAATTTCGTTACTTCCTCAATTGCCTCAGAGCGAACTTTGTGGACAATAGAGGCGATTGCTTTTTCCCTAAGCGTTTTGTCGAACCAAAACATATTCTCGTTCAGTCCGGCGGTATCAAAACCTTTTTCGGAACGTAGAAGTCTTTCTGCAGTAGCTGACGGGTCTTTAGCGTTGGACACCATACTCTGCTTGTCCTCTACTGAATAGTCATACTTGTAGCTTAATTCTTTTGGCGTTCCATTGTCATCAATCACTACCTTGAAGTTTGCCTCGGTGACGCTGTCCGCCGATGCGATAACTTGTTCGACATGCTTTTGATGTTCAACCAACATATTGTCGTAATCTGCTTTTTTCATTGCAGCACCGTTATCCAATCTGACAATTTCGTCAGCGGCAACCGGCATTTTCGGAGCAATAGGCTGTTTGTATTTTTCTTTGTCTGCTATGTAAGCGTCGCGGACGGGCTTGGCATAAGCATTCAATTTTATTTTGTCAAGTGGATCAATCTCGTTCAAATCATCGAGGTCGATATTCAATTCTTTTGCGAGGTATCTGTCAGCATCTTCATTAGACAAATCCATTCCGGATTCTTTTCTGATACGTTCACGTGATAATTGTAATGGGTCAATCGCGTTGTAATCGGTATTCAATGCTTCAAAATCTTTTCTTCCACGTCCTGTTTCTTTTTTGAAGTTCAGGTATTGCTTGTCTTCTTCATCGAGAATATCCTCGTAAGGATTCACAATCTTTTCTACCGGCGCTTTATCTGCGAAAATTTCATCGACTGAGCCGAATTCTTTTCCGTATCGTTCTTTTGCAAGACTTAGAAAGTCTTCGTCTTTTATTGTTGATACTTCAGCGACTGGCGGATCTGTGACAATAATATCCGCTTCCGGCGCTTCATTTTTTACTTCTTCTTCGTTTGTGTTTTCTCCCGGTTCAGCCATAACAATAGTTTTATCTTATATGATACGGCAAAGTTATAAGTTTTTTCTATTTAATTGTAATTTATTGTAAAATTTTGTAAATAATTGTAAATGGAGACTATCTTTACAATTCAAATAATAAATCATGGAAGCAAAGGAACAGTTGGAGAAAGTGCAAAAACAGATGGACAATCTTCTCACTAAAGGAAGTAATGACGAGAAGTTGAATGACCGGTATAGGAAATTATTGAAGGAAGTTAATGGTTGGTGATTAGCAATATATGTAACAGGATAGGTTTTTTCTCCGTCCATTAAGCCATTGCTTTAATCTATCATACGGAACGCCGAGTACTTTTGCCGCGTCTCCGATATGTGAATAATATACTCCTGTATTTAAATCCAACACCATTTTTGCGTTGGGATTGTTTCCGCCGGCTGACCTAGTGGATATTTTTTCAAGGCTTTCCTGAGTATGTTTATGCTGTCTTCGTTTCAATTTAAATTCTTCACTATGTCTATGTCCAAACATTCCATTATTCTCTCCGCTATTTTTTATAGAAATACTTAATTTAGCCTCCTTGCTTTGGAGTCTTCCTATCAAATTCTGTGAGATTATCTGTCTAGTTTCTATAGACATTATTTTTCGTTGCGTTTCTGTGTTTTGAAGCATTAGATTCAGCCCGTTTTTACCAACACAATCGTATAATTCTTGATAGTATCGCTCAAGTTTATTTAGATCTGAAATTTCGCATTCGGTAAGTATAATAAAAGAGTGTTTTTCTGGCCCATATTTTTGCAAAGAATAGTACAATTTACGTTGCCCCTTGCAATACAATTTTGAATAATAGGTAAACCGCTGCTCTATATTAGCACTTTGTCCAATATAAATTTTTCCTTTTGGATTTGTGATTTTATAAATACCTATCATTAAAATATGTGATTAAACCTCGCTATCTGCCCGTGCTCCTTATCATGCAGGAAAGCTTCAATTGCTTGAGGCGCATGCTGATACCCGTGCTTATGATGATATGCGTCTGCAGGACTCGGGCTTCTCAAGTTCTCAACAGTGATTCCGATGTAATCCTTTGCGATTTTATGGTGCAGGTGGTGAATGTAAACATACCGGTGTTTTGTTCCAGCCCAGTCAACAGAATATTCCTGAGCCATTAATAGTGGCAAATCTCCCGGTTTCGCTCCATCACCGTGACTTGTTCCGATTAGATTATTAAAGTATCTGAAACCTTTCCTGTGTAGTAGAGAGCAGTCGAATGTGATGTTCGGACAGTTTCTAAAATATGTCTGCACAACATTTGCCAAGAAGAACCCATGAACGTAATCGTGGTTTGATGGATTGAAAACGAAATGAACGTCGGCGACTGTAAGTAATGATTCCAAAACTTCTACATAAAGCTGTTTGGCGATCATAAAATTTTCGTGCCACATTAACGAAGTATCTTGGGGAGTTCCTTTTGTGGTAGTTCTTGACGGGCTATCGATATGGAGGATATCGTTTCCGCCTACAAAGAGTATTTTATCAATACTGAAGCCTTGTGTTTTATTAATCAATCCGGCCACGCCTTCCCGGACTCTTTGAACTGCGAGTTGACTTTCGTAGGTTTCTCCCGTCTCGAATGCAGAGCATAGTTTTCCGATATGAACGTCGCATGGTGAAATTACGAGTAGGTGGGACCGGTCATTTTTCTCACGAACTAATTTCGGGAATTTCGGAGAGTACTTCCGCAGGTCTTCAATCAGCGCTTCTCGCAAATCATTCACCTCGGCAGCTTCCCTCGGCACATAATTCGGATTTGGAACGAAAGCACTCACGCCTTCGCTTTTAATCCACATGTGTTTGACGTCGGAATTATTTACGTCGATTTCATTTGTGGCCGCATAAATTCCTTCATGGTCATCAAGAAGCGATTTTCCATTCCTCGAAATATATTTCCCTAACCCATCTTCATCTTCCCGCTTTTCGCCTTTTAAAATCAGTTTTGAGATTTCATAAGCGCCTTTCGGATTCGGCTCTTTAAGATGTTTGATAATCTCCGAGTCGTAAACCTTAAATCGTGATACCATAAAATGGTTATTTGATTATTTTGAATGATTGGTTCGTCCCTAAAACATGGACGATATAGATTCCCTGTGTAGTAGTTTGATTGCTTACTTTTCGCCCCGACATATCGAATAATTCAAACTCATAGTCTTTAAGTTTGGTGAATTCAATATTTTTTAGTTGGTTGTCGTAAACGATTTCAAACCGGTCATTGTATTCTCCGATTTCGGAAGTGAATGTGTAGGGAAGATTATGAATGACCCCGATGTCTTTGATGTACGCATTATCAATTCCGGCAATGCTGTCGATGTAGATAGTAAATGACTCGGCGACGGCAGATTTATATCCGATTTTCACCACGTCCGAAATTTCAAATTCGCCGCGCGCCTGGATATTGAATTTATGGTTTTCTATCGAGTATAATTTAATCGGTACTTTAGCATTGCTTGTTTTCGAGTCATAGCCGTAATCGTAATTAATCGACGTTCCTGATTCGTAATTCAAAAGGATTTGCGAGAACAGTTCGTTGGTTCCATTTTTGATAGAAAGACGTAATTTCTTCGCGTCCCCGATTCTGAAAAATCCATTGTTTGGATATCCCGCAGCCATATACGAAGGTTTGAAAACTAAGTTGGAATTGGTTTCGGCATCGACCATAAATCCCTGACAGCTTGGAATGAATGGAGTAGGTACATTTCCGCCGAACGTGGCTGCTATACCTCCCGATAGATTATAGAAAGCATAATCCGAAGCAAGGAAGTTTAGTTGTTCCAATCCCGGATATGAAGCGCTCAAACTTCCCTGATGCGTCCAATAGGCGATGGTTCCGGTGATGTTTGGAATATTATCGATAATGAACGTATCGGCTAATATTGGTGCTGGATAAGGATTTCCTGTAAGGTTCGCATCGTCTTTATCATCAAGGACGTTTGCGCTTAATTGAAGTGGTATGTTTATAATTCCCGCATTCGGCGCTCCTGTGAAAATTACGGTCTGCGTGTTTGGGAAAGTCCATGCGGGATTGACCATCGACGCTATCCCTTGTGCCGGAACCATAACCATCGATTGTGGCGCCAACGTCCAAGCATCGCCGTTATCATCCTGATTATCGGGATTGTTTGATATCCAGTTACCGTTATAAGTTTCCTCTACATCAAACCAATTCGACGCATTCATAAAGAAAGTTCGGAAATCCCACCAAGTACCAAGCGGTTGATTGATGGTTGTATTCACAGGCGAACTCCAATATTCGTAGTCGTATAATTTAAGTACCGGTGTCGTCCGTTCGACCGTAATGACTCCTGTATTATTTGGTGAATTACTGAATTGGCAAAGTTTACCTCCTGATTTCACAACGAGATTTCCGTTTACCTTTACATCGTTTTGAACTGTAACGAATCTGCCGTTGTTAATCTGTAAATCTGAATTGACTATCAAATCGCAACAGTCGAAATTTACGTATGGCGCCGTTCCTGTAATAATATACGGAGCGTCAATCCTTGCAACAGTTGTCACATTTGGAGCGCCATTCGACCATAATGTTCCATTCCAAGTTGTAGCGGTCAGGCATTGGGATTGGACGGAGACACTAAGTAATAAGAAGAACAATATTTTTTTCATAGCGGATTAATTTTCAACTAAATTTTCCAAGTCCCAATTTTCTTCAAAATCAATTGGCTCACCATTTACTTGCGATTGCTTTTTTAATTTCGATTGTTGCGTGGCCTGTAATTTTGTCCTGTCATCCTTACGGTCTTCGAGGTATCGCTTTACATTCAAGTCGGAAGATTTTTGAATTTGCGCTAAAAACACTTCCTGTTTGAATTCTTGGTCAGCTACCGGCTGGGCGATTTGCTGTAATGCTTGGGCTTTTTGAATTTCGATCTGCGCAAGTTGGCCGGCATATCCTAAATCAATCTGTTTCTTCTGTCCGTATGATTGAGTATCTGACTGTGCTTTACTTGCGGCGGCGGCGGCATCATTCTGACTTTTATTTGCGGACAATGCCATTTCGTTTTCCTGACGCTGTTTCATTTTTTTCTTTCTTTCGAAGAATAGATAATCGACCGCAAGTTTGATATTCGTTTTAGCAATACGCTCGGCCTCCATTACAACTTCTCCATCAATGCTACTGTCTTGAATGCATATAGTCAAATAGCGCTCGAATTTCGCGAGTTCTTCTTTGGTTGGCAGCATTTCAAACACGAAACCGAATTCGTGCAAATGGCGGTCGGCAAGTACTTCTACGGCATCCATGAAATGTTTTCCGACTGCGGCCTCGTATATTTTACGTAGGTGATCAGCTTCCTTATGCTTGAAGATTCCGTGAAGACGGGTTGAGATAAGTTCGCAGACCTTTAAATTGAAATCAACCGAAGCGTCGACAATATGTTTGGTGGCTGTATTACTTGCAAGTTGGGCCATTTGATTAACGCCAACGAGTGCGTCCGGAGCCATCGAGCCATCGCGCGCTTCATTCACACCGGTAATATCACGGATTTGATTATAATAGTAGGCGAGTGCGTTCATTACCGGAATGATTGCCGTACCCTGAGCGGAAGCCTGTGAGCGAACCGGTGCTGATTTATCTTTCCCCATTTCGCCCATGTCAATCGTTTGTTCAAGGATAATACCCTTGACTTGGAAAATATCGAGTGCGCCTTGCCATTTTTCACCTTGAGTACCTTTGCCTGTTTTGATTTCGGCGAGCTGGTTGGTGTTTATTACAATCGTATCAGGGCGTAACTCCTGAATCAGTAATTGCAATTTCAATAAAGCATCCTGCATTCTCCTTGCTATCGGTTTGATTTTAGTAAGGAACGACTGCGGCTGGTTTTTATAGATGTTGGTGGCACGGAAAACAAATGGAGATAACGCTTTGTTCATTGTGTCTCTTGCAAGGTTCTCGCATTCCTGATAGCCGTAAATTGCATTGGCGCCGGGAATGTAATTTCCTTCAAACCAAGTGTCGAGTTTCTTTGAAATCATTTTCACGTCTTCACGATCCGGCGCCTGGAAAGTATCTGATTTGCGGCTGGTCTTTACAACTTCCCCTTTCCTTACTTTTTGTTTGAACGTAATTTGCTTTGAGGTTTTCCAGGCAAATCTTAGAACGTCAATTTGATAGTCGATGATGCTATCCATTGAGCATTTATCAAAATTGAAACCGAAAGTGGCGCCGTTTTTTACCGAATAGGTTTTTGCGATTTTACGTAATTGCATATCGTCGAAATCACTTTCGCGTTTTAGATCAGAAAGTGTGATGGTGTCAACAACGCCTTCATAATATTTATCCGCGAAATCATTTCTGTTTATGTAACTGTGGATATAATTTTCAGGGTCAACGTAAGCCAGCATCACGCCATTATTCTTATCCGTCCATACTCGACATCCGAGAAGTCCATTGTCAACCGCATCGACATTGGCCGCATTATGAATGTAATTCCAATCGTTCGTTTTCTTCACAAAGTCAATCAGGATTTCTTCGGCTTCCTCGATTTTCGGGCGGTCTTTAATTTTAATCTGTAATTGCAATTCGTCTTCGTCTTCCGGTATCGCATTGGTCGGCATCAAGTCGATTCCTTGAATTTTTTTTGCCTTTTCAAGCATTGGTTTCGCAGCCATAAATTTTCTGTACTCGTCTACTTTTTTAGTCCTGAGCTTTACGGAAAGTGTGTCTGTTGCCCGTACATTCAATCGGTAAGTATCTTCTGAAATTCCATTGGAGATTAATCGGCAGAATTTCTCAACGTGGTTTACATTTTCCCAATCGAGGTTCAATAGATTCATATCATTGTCCCCGCGCTTTGCTAAATCTTTATGGATCTTCGTGTCTTGTTCGCCTCTGACAAACAATCTGTTGCTGACGACGTATTCCCGACGCTTCATAAATACACAGCCGTTTGAGATTGTTCCGCCGTTAAACCACTCGGTCCCGATTTTGCCGCCAATTTTCAATCCGTACTCGTCGCTTTTCTTTTCTTCGAACGAAGCGAACGGGTCAGGGTTTCCGGAAACAACTTTTATCAAACTCATATTGGTAGGTATTATGGGGTAATAATTTTTACAAATCTACAATAAATTACAATAAGTGTAATTTCGTGTAACATTTAATTTATGACTGAAACCATTCCTGAATTATCGTATGTCTTGAATGGCATCGACATTGGCTTTGGTTCTTCGGCGACCGGAACAGAGCGTCTTTGATTTCCAAGCCTTGACAACGACGAGCTGATATATAAGTCATACTTTGTCCTGTTTTTTAAATCGACATCCTTCCACTGGCGAAGTGTTCTCGAAAAAGGCATATCGCCCATCGTTCCTAAATCTCTATTAGACTCATCGCGCGCGACTCCGACATATTCTTCTATGTATTCTTCGATTGCGTAAAATTGGGCATCCCCGATTTTCTGGTCTTGAGGCGGCGCTCCACCATATTTCTTTTCCGTATCTGATAATTCGTGCCATTTTTTGAACGGATTATTCATGCTGAAATTTCGATAGCCCCGGTCGTACAAATGTTTAAGGAATGCCTCGTTTGAAAGTTCGCCGAGCACCGGCCATGAATAATAAACACAGGTCATAATTACGTCCTCGAAATACTGGGTCACGGTTCTCGGCCTGTCATAGTATTCCAGAACATACGCCTCGTTCGGCATATCGCTCGTATTGGTTTTGGTGCTTCCGCTGATAGTTCCTTTCGAGCCGCGACCATCCGCTGACTTGTCCCTGTTATACGGGTCGGCACCGAAACATCCTTGATGTTCAGCCATCGGCGACCAAGCTAAAATTCCGTTCTTGAACTTCTTTTCTTTTTTGTTTCTGAACTCTTTCGAGGGATGACAACTGCTTTTTATAAACCATCGGCCATTTTCCGGATCGGGCCGCCAAATAACTTCCGAGTCTTGAATACCGTCTTTCCAAAATAGATTTCCGCGCTCAACTTCGTCGTTTCCGTAGTAATCCTCGTCACCGTCAAACCGGTCATTCAAATCGAATGAATTATATTTTATCTGGTCGATAAGGTTCGTCAGATTAAAATTACAGTCACTGGCCTCGTCACGAAAAGCATCTTCGTCGGTGTCCGGAAACTGACGTAAACGTTCATTGTATTTCTCAGGCTTGTTTTTTAATGCTTCGAGCTTTTGTCGGAGGAAAGTTTTTGAGCCTATCTTGGTTAATTTTCCGAGGTCATTTATAAACGGGGTTGCGGGGTCATCAACAACGCTGAATCCGTATTGGTCAAAGAATCCCGCGAGACAGAATTTTGCTGATATAAATAATCGATAGAGCCCAGATTTTGTTTCTCCTGTTTCTTGGCGTTGGTGCGGATCACTGTCATCGTAAATGGATTTGAATTCGGCGCCACCTTTTTTCAAGGCATTTACCGTTGATCCAACCATTGCCTTTCCGACTATCTCTGAACCTATGGTATGTGAAGTTTGCACGATTGACCAATATTCTGACGCCGGCACATCTTTTGGAAATTTACCGATTTCATCGATGACTGAACGGAATATTTCATCACCGTCCATCGCGTTAATCTCGGTGTTGTGCCAGGTGATTGAAGTATCGAGTCCGCCGCCGGCCGTAATCTGCTCACCGACTTTTCTCTTTTTGGACTGCTCGGCAAATACCAATTCTGTTTTCGGTGTAGTAGTACCGTCAAGTTCCGGCATAAAGAAAAACGGAAGACGCTTGAATGAACGAACCATCCGATTGAATATCTTCTTCGCATCGGTTCCTTTTTTTGACATCATTCCGAGAAGTTTATTTTCCTCGGCGGTACCTGCTTCCAGCAATTCAGTAAATCCCAGCGCGGACCAGCCGAAACGTCGAGGCTTAACGAAGCAGATTCCGAAAGAACGCTCGTCGGCCTTACACGCTTCCCAGTAAATCATCAATTCGTTTTGGATAACACGGAAGTTCGGATATTTATTTCCTTCTCGGATCCACTGCAGGAAGTAGTAATAGACTCTGGAAAGATAAATCGGTTTCCCGTTGACATAAATCCAAACGCCCTGTTCGCGACGGTCATATTCCTTGTCGATGTATTCCTTGTGCTTGTGTTGGTTGTTTTCAGTGAGTCCGACCGGCATCGGCTGACGTTCCCATTTCTGATTTTGCGGAGTCTTATCGTGGTTGATGATTTCCTTGTGGTCAGGCATTTCCGGAAGTCCGATATTCAACCCATTCACCCGGAATACTTCGCCCAATGTACCGTCCTTTGAAATTATTACGGTGTCGATAGCTTCATTGTAGCCGTACTTCCAAGAGTTCGCCTTGTTTTTCAACTGACGGACTTTGGGTTCTACGACTTCAACTTTTTCTCCGAGATAGAATATCATGCTTGCGGGGTTGAGTTTAATTTCTTGGCCGCTGCCTTTTGTTTTGCAATATTTCCAGCAGGCGGCGATTCGTCTTCGTCGTTTTCTTTTTTATCGTGGAAAGTTGGGTCGTACAGTTCTCGTTCAAGTTCGTTTATCTGAAGAAGCATTCGGTCGGCGTTGTCTACCGCAGATTTTCTTACCGATATGAACGCATACATTTGTTGCTCACTCGTTTGAGTCACCTCTCCATCCGAGTTTGTGAAGTTTTCAAAAGTTGGAAACGGCTTCGATACGGCAGCAAAAATATCTTCAATTAGTTTTTCGTACTTTTTGATTACATCGGGAATTTTTTTCTTCCGAATTTCCTGCAACATATTTTTGTTTTCCATATTATCTAGTGCCAATTAATACTCCTATTCCGAATGTAACTCCTGCAGCAATTTTCCAAAACAGATTTGCGTTTTCCTTTTGGTTGATTGATTTCTGCTGGTCTTTTATGGTTTTGTTCTGCTTATCGTCGTCGATGTTTTTTTGATCGACAATTGCTTGTAGGTTTTTCTTTTCCTGTTCAGACTTCTCGTTGATTGAATCCTGAGCGGAAATGGTCTTTTCCTTTTCGATAATAATCTTATCCTTGATTTTATTCTCCAAGAGTGAAACATCGAAAGAAATCAGGTCGGTTGCAATTGGATTTGCAACCGAGTCGGTAATCGTCAATCCTGTTGACGTAATTGAAATTCCATCTGCTACTTCAGGATATCTCGACGCAAAGAATTCAGCATAATCATTCGTATTGTAAACTTTGATTTCCGCTTTCTTTTCGGTGCCTCGTTTTTTCAATGAGGCAATTTCCGCAACGTATGATTTTTCATTTTCAACGTACGCTGCTATTGAATCTTTGAACAATTGCTTTTCATTTTTCAACGTATCGTTCTGCTTCAATAATGCGAGTTCTTTTTTCTTCGACTCAGCAAGGCTTGTATTAAGCGCTTTTACCGCGTCATCGTTTGTTGAGTTTCCCGGACATCCCTGAAATAGAAAATACCCGATAGCGAGTCCGATTAGTAGAAATACGTATGGCTTTGCTTTTGCCCAGAGTAGTGTAAGATTTATCATTTCGGTAGTCGTTTGGTTACTGATACAATCATCTGCATCATTAGGTTTTTGTAGTTAGGATCTGTTGCGTAGCCGGCGTTCGCAATTTCTTGGAGGAACAACCTCGGGTCTGCTTTTACTAAAAGTGCTTTTTTGTATCTTGGATTTTTAATAAGGAAATTTGCGTGGTCCAAAAATGATTGTTCAGCGGAGTCATATTTTCTAAACCAATCTTTGATCAGATATTTGAATTTGCTGCCAACTTTTGTGATTGAAAGGATTACGGGGTATTTTACTTTGCTGGTCGCGTGGTACTCCGTGGTGGTAATCAATTGCTCGTTTCCGTTGAGTCCATCGGTGTCCTTGACTCCAAACATCATATTACCAACTGCCTTTTTTCCCCAGCCCGTTTCGTGTGCCGACTGAGCCAATAATGCGATTGCCGACATTCCGGTTTTATCCTGAACCTTCTTCGCTTGCGGATAATAGTATTTTACAAATTGTTCTGGTGTCATTATTTACTGAGTTCAATTAAACAAATTTGTGTTTCCACAATCTCGTTGAGTTTTCTTGATTTGTCAACCTTATCCCGATTATGCTGCATGCGGTAAGGAGCGAGTTCGTCAACAATAGTTTCGTAAACGGCGGCTGATTTATTCTTCGGATATAAAGGCTTGAAACTTGAAGTCAACCAAAATGTTCCGCTTCCGAGAATACTTGCAATGATGATAATTAGCGCTTTCATCTTTTGTGTGTTTTTTCGTTTATTTTTGCCTGGTTCCCTCTCACGATACTATCATAAATTCCATTGTTCATTCGGTTACAGTCGTGCAATTCAATGTACAGTCCTTTGTTTTCGATTCGCAATTCTTTCTTGTCAGACTTCAATTCTTTTATTTCCTCGGCTTGGCGCGTCAGCATATCTTGGGTCATTCCCAAAGAAAACATCGCTATTTTATAGCCGATAAAAACTGACAAACCCAAGAACCCGATTAGCAGGGCAAGTATCTTATTCCGGTCTTTCAGCGTAAAAAATTCTTTTGTGGCATTTATACCGGCAGTAATCACTTGCATATAAAAAGTAGGTTAAGCTTTTTGAAAATCGGGTTATTATTTATTGTGTCTGAGTAACTTCTTCCAATTTTTTACGAAGCTTATTCCTTGCGGTCGTTCCGCCTGTTATTTTGTTGAAAATCGGCAATACTATCAATTGGACGCCTTTGTAGATTCCTGTTCCTGTAGCGATTGCTCCGCCTATTCCAACAAGCGTTGCTTCCGTTCCAGTATCAGTTCCGATTTCTGTAGCTTTTATAATAAAATCTACATTTAGTCCTGCGCATACGGCACCGAAGACAACTAAATTCCAAGACATTTCTACGGCGGTATGTCTTAGCCATTCATTAAAAGAGAAACTTGCGGGACCGACTTCGGCATCTTTGATTGTTTCATTGTATCTCTGTAAAAAAATAAGAGCGATTGTAAGTAGGGTTACGGCCAACAAAAAGATTTGCATAATGTTTAGATTTATGGGTTATAATTTATTCGTTTTCAATTCTCACAATTTTAATTATGCCAATCGTTATTGCCGCAATTCCCAGTACCGCGATGCCAATTCTAATCCAGCCGTTCACTACATTTCTGAGGCCTTCCATTTCAAAAAAGAACGCTGACCAAGCAATCGCTGTCCCGATTATTATTAATGCCGCAAATGGCAGTCTTGTTCTTTTGTCAGATACGCTCATTGTTACGGTATATAAAGGCAATTCCATTTTGTTGCTCCTGCCGGGAAATCATTTCCTTTTGCAATACAATTGATAAGGGTTGTTGTGATGAATCCGCTACTGGCAGTCGAGTTTGTCGTATTTCCCTGCATAAGGCAATTTGTAGCGAGAACTGTTGTGCTATTACCGCTATCCGCTGATGCTCCTTGTGCGGATGCGCCGGCACCGCTGTTTCTCATAACAGAGTTTCTGATAGCAATATGTCCTCCCGAAGCGGCAACAACGCCACCACCGTTATATTCAGAAAGCATGTAATCAATATCGCTACTGCAATTACTGTGTAATGAATCTCCGTCATCTTCGTTGTCGTGTGCCCAGTTACCCGTTGACGACATTGTGCTTGTCAGTGTAGCCGTACCGTTGAATCCGTCGCCTCCCGTCCCGAGGTTATAATTTATTCCGCCCGCCCTGCATCTGATGAATTCACCGGTTGCGTTACCATACTGCCACCCGAAAGCATTTGCCGAACATAAAACAGAACAATCCTCAATCTTAAATTTTGTCGATGAAAGGCGAACTGAACGGTATAGGAAATTGATGTTCTGCATTGTTAATTTTGGCTGATCGGCGATAAAAATCTGTATCTCATTGCCGTCATCCGGTACTACAATTGGATTTGTCGCCAAGTTACTTCCTGAGATAATTGTAAAGTATAGAGTTCCCGCACTCCAAAAGAAATGCGTTTCGCTGTTGGAGCTTGCTTCAAGTAAAGCGGTAGAAGCTAACCATGTTGATTTACTTGACGGTAAACGATGTGTCAAACCTCTATGTAACGGATGACTTTCGGCTGCTGTTATTAATGAATTTGCATCATTTACATCATGCTGCCAAATAACATCTGACGCATCAAGCGTAGGCGCATAGGCTACGGAATAGACTTTTGTTGTGCCTCCCAATATTGAAGCGGAAGTAAATCGTGTTCCGTAAATCAAACGAACCGTAGAGCCTGTATCTGCTTTTAAATTCAACCCTAATGCAGTAGTGAATTGCTGATCGAGATAATCGCCTGTTTTAAGCACAACGGAACCAATGCCTTTGGCCTTTAGCTTGGCCGCTTCAATTGTAGCCATAGGCGAATCGAATGTGCCATTGTTCGAGTCTGAACCACCTGATGGAGCTACGTAGACTTCTTTAGAGTATTCATTCACGTCTTCGGCTACCATTACAATATCATCCCACGTCGACGCTCCACGAATTGCAAGAACAATTTCACCTCCTGATAGTGCCGGCGCTGTTGCCGCCGAAGTATAAAGGGTAGTATTCCAAACGCCGTTTTTAGCAAATCTTAAAAATGATTTAGAACCCCTTAAAATAAGCTGAACAGATATAATGTCCCCCGTGGTAAAGGTGGCCTGGGTTCCAGCACTTGCCGCGCCTACAAAAGAACTTGAATTATATTGAAGAAAAGCCGTTGCGCCAGTAGAACCTCGCCATTGCATACCGCCCCAGCTAGAACCGTTTTTAATCCCGAAGCCAAAATATCCAGTTGCTCCTGCGGTGCATTTAGCCGTGACCGTAACCGAATAAACATTGTTGTCGATAATCTTTCCGGTTGGAAGGAAATTATCGACTGCAGTGACAATCTTGATTCCTTTGGTTGTGCCGACGGTTTTGGTCATCGTAGTAAACGGCGTATATCCTGCGAAATCGTCGAACCCGTATTCAAACCCAGTTTTGATAACCTCTACGCTGTTGGCAATTTTGGATGTCTTTACATCTTGAACGCCTGTAATGGCAGCGATACCGGTATTTACAGCGTCAACAGTGGCGAATTTTACTCCTGTGCCGTCGACTGTAAGCGAATTCTGCTTATTTGCCGAATCTTCTTTTGAAGAAATTGTGCCGATTGATGTTTTTTCAGATGGACTAAGTAGCCCTGCGTTGGTCACATCGGCCAGCGGAATTATCGCGTCTGTGCCAGTGTCTGAATTTACGGTTCCGTTTGTAGGCGATGACGTATAAGTTAAATTGGTTACTCCTCCTGCGATATCGTCTAACGTTGCTAAGACATATGGCGTTGAATCGGTATTCCCGGCTTTTTCAGGTAATGTGAAATAATTTGGATCAGGATTGATTCTGGTATGATTTGATATAAAACTATTTCCTCCTGTTGGATTATTTATTAAGCGCAATCCAACAAGCGCGTTTATACCGGTATTTAATTGATTGGCTCCGTCTTGATATGTTGTAAATATATTGTTCAACTGCATCGTTGACTGATTGCCAATTTGATCGAAAAGACTAACCGCTTCTTCCGGGTCCACCCTGATATTTAATCCCGTGCCGTTGTCTATAAAAATTGACGACAAGTCATAAGTCGAAACTTTTATTCCGTTAGTCAGGGTAAACCCAATATTTGCGACATTTCCTTCGGTGAGTACGGATTGTAAGTCCTGCGGATCTCCGCCAAAAACTTCCCAACTGTCCCCATCATAATATTCGTATTGATTGGTACTCGTGTTTCTTACAATGGTTGAAGTAGCGGGACTTGAAATCGCATTACGCTGCGCCGTTGTAACTCTCGGAAACAGAAATCCGCCAGTAGTCGAAACAAAATCATAAGCGGCCGTCGGAGTCAAAGTACCGAATCCAAGTTTATTCGCATAAGTCCCAGTCGGATATTGCAAAATTCCTTTCGCTACACGAGCGCCATCAGGCATTGGACTTTGTGCGCTTGCAAATCCTGAAATTAAAAAGAGTAATCCTAAAATGTATTTTTTCATGTTTTTATTGATATGTAATTTCTACTTTTTCGTCGCCGAAGAATTCCCACGTAACGGTCACATTCACGCCGACTTGCGTAAATTCTGATTGATATAGATTTGTCCTGTTTACTGTAATTGATTTCGCTATTTTACCGGCAGGGATAGAAAATATTTGCGATGTTCCGGCAATTCCCGCAAACAAATCCGCTTGAATCTGGCTAGCGCCAGCATCTTTAAATCTGTAATTTATCGCCCAATGGTTTTCGCCGATTAATTTAAAATGAGCCGTCGCATATCTCGGAAACACAAGCGAACCTTCATAAGTCCCGTCAACAATAAGGTTAATACTGCCGTCGACTAAGTGCGTGACTTGTATTTCTGAATTCTCAGGGTGTGTGTCGGCTGAAATCGTAAGGGCAAGCACGCCTGTCCCTTCTGCGATTAGGCTTTTGGCTTCATCCGTGAATATTGTCGAGTAAGCGGCTGGCTTAATGAACTTACATGGACGTTCCGTTGTGCTTCCGGGAGTAGTAGTAATTTCAGTATCTGTAATATTTATCACCGACACCAAGACTTTATTTGGAGGCGTATTCGGTTGCGTCGCCACGACACCTTCAATTCCCGAAATGACATCGAATCCACCGATATTATTTCCGACGATAATATCAGTACGCTTATTTCCTGATGCCGTAAAAGGCCTGTTCGTTACAAAAATTGCAGCGTTGGCATTCTCGAAGTTGTTTATCAACCATTCAAACCCCACCGAAAGCGTCACGTCATTGTCGTCGACCGTAGTGGTACCGATTGCCGTGAGTTCCGTTTTGATATTGGTGTTCAGTTCAAAGTCAACGACGTAGGTAGTTTCATTTATAAATTCTCCCTGCCAAAGGTCATTGAACAGTTCGACTTCAAATTCAAAGTAATCTGCAAATCTTTGGGAATTTCCCGCGTTGCAATTAAAGTAAATCACGTTGTTCGGGTTTCCAGCATTGGTCAGTTTCAATACGAATAATCCCGAAGCAATGAGGTACTCGAATAATGCGTATGAATTCTGAAGTCCGAGATTGAGGTCATTGAATGTGAGCCTGTTTACGTCGTCGGGGTTCGTCTCTCCGCTATTTGAAAAGAAATATCCCGGAGTTTCGGGAGTAATATCATCATCGCTTCCGTCTGAGAACTTGAAATACATCGCTGAATTTCCGTTGGCTACATTTGTCGCATTGATTAAAGAGCTGACGGGAAATGTTTGTGTAGCTAGGTTATTGTCCCGTTTCGTACCTATGAGATAATCATCAGGAGATACAGTTGCTGGTGGTGGGTATAAATCCTGATCTAAAATCCGTCCCATAGTTTTTTATTATTAACTTTACAAAGATAATAGTTTTTGTCTATTTGTAACAATTTGTATTAATTTTGTAATTATTTGTAAAAAGATATTTTTATGGGAGTCAGAAAAACCAAAGACGTGATGAATACTTCAGGCATCGCGCCGTTCGCAAAAAAAGCAATGAAGGCTAAAAAGATAAGCGTGAAGATTGACAGGCAGACCGATAAAGGGGTCGAGAAATATTCAAAGCGGAATTTCTTGCACGTCCATCAGCATTACGACGCATTTGAGAACTTCCTGGTCGTCAGGAGATATGTTCAGCAGCGGTACAACATCAGTATATTTGCCTTTGAAATCATGCTGTACCTTTACCCGAAACAGTATTTCACGACACGGGATTTTGCGGCTTTTCCAAAACCATTGCGGTTTAAAAGGGTTCAGGACTTGATGAAGGAAGATATGTGCGTACGGATTTCGGTCGGGAAAAAGATTACATACGATGATATTTTCACGTTGTCAAAACGCTGTAAATCGATCGTGAAGGAATTTTATCACTGCCTTTCAGGAGAAAAGAAAATGCCGGAGGAAGCATGGGCAAATCCATTAGCGAGAACGGTAGGTAATTCACCGTATGACAGGAAGGCTTTTCGTGTTATCAAATCGCTAAATAAGATGGAGGTTCCGGAAAGTCGTAAAGCGCTTTATGAGAAAAAAGCCGAATCTTCGTAGTTAAACGAGTCCGGCTTTTCTTTTTACTTCTTTTTATTCTTACATCCGACACAAGCGCCGGGTTTGCATTTCGTGACCTGCGCATACTTTCCGTTCTGCCAAACCATAATCTGTCCGAAATACCAAGCGCCGCTTTCAAACGATGGTGCGCTCCTGAGTCCGATATCGACCGTAGCCTTTGATTTCAAATCAACGATTTCCTGAGCATCTTTGAAATGTCGTTCAATCGTTGATTTTCTTGGAATAGGAATGTGGGCCATTATTTGTCGGTGTCCTTCATGTTGTCTCCGGCTTCTTCTTCGGATGCAGCGATTTCTTCCGAAACTGTTCCGGCTTCCGTATGGAATGCCAATCTCGTTGCGAAATCAACATTCGTGAAATCAGCTTCTACGACTACGAGTCCGTCAACCGATTTGTCTACGCGCGGGATTTCCTTTTCATCGAGGAATTGGATCAATGGTTTCAATGGCCCGAAATCCAAACTTCTTTCGTAGCGGTTTTCGCCTTTCCATGAATCGGAAATGATTGCGTCCTGTGTTTCTTGCGGCAATTCCGCCAATTGTTTTTCTTGTTCTTTAGTAAGCTTCATAATTATGGTTTTAAAATGTTATTGATTTATTGATTTTTACTTTTCTTGTAATCCCAAAAGTAATAACCGGACAAGGCAAGAATTACAATCGAGTCGATGATAATTGCAGGAATGTCGTTCTTGTTATTTCTCGTCAAGATGAAAATAATTCCCGATGGAATACCAGCAAGCGCGCACCGTAAAATCGTTTTCACATCGAATCCGAGCATTGTTCCTCGTAATCTTAATTGGAAGTCCTCTGCCAAGTAATTAATGAGTCCTGATGCTAATACTGGAATCACTAGCATAAAAGGAAAGCCGATGATGTAATCGACGTAATCCCCGAATCTTTCAGTCCGCTTGATAACGGATGTTTCGCTCATAATCAATCTTGAACATAAATCCCCGAATGCTGTTCCGAGAAAAAGGTGAAGGATAAGTCGGTGTGTGTTTAAAAAATGTCTCATATTGTTGGTTTTATGTAATTTCAGGTTCCGCGTCGGGCGTAATCAGATCAACAAATTTTGATTTCTCGGCGAAGAAGATTGTGCGGCCAAGTACCGTAACCGATGTCATCCCGAGCTTAGCCGCAAATGAATCGCTCTCGTTATTGAAGTTCGCTGGAATATTCACTTTCGGAACAAACGAATCAATTTCTGCTTTGTCAGCGAAAATTATTACCTCGGCATCCGCTGAGAAATATTGAGCCAATCTTTGTAGTTTTTCTGTAGTCATTGTGTTAAATTTTATAAGGTTAAAGTTTAATGAATTTTCTAGTTTTTATCCCGTACCAAAGCAAAATCCCATCTTCGGTTTTATCGAGTCTTGGGCGGAAAAGGAATTCCGAAACGAATACTGTGACGAATATTCCGATGATTACGTATTTCATTCTAATAGATTTTTTAACGTACTATCTTCATAGCCGTTCGTGTTTAAAATTGAGCCGATTATCAACAGCGCCATCGGAACTATGGTAACGCAACAGAATAACAAAACAATTTTTTTTGAACTCATGCTTTTGCTTTTTTGGTTAAAAAATCTTCTATTTCCTTAAAGAACCAGCCAGTCAGATATGCTTGCGGCTCGTCATTATGTCGGTCTAATTGGGCGTTTATATGAATGAATACTGCATTTACAAGATGAACTATTTCGTGGGCAATTAAATGATTAGACGAATCCTCATGTAGTGCGACAAAATATTCTGATATTCCTTTTTTATCATGGCCTGACCAAACAAATGCGCCGAACTTCGAGGTGTCTATGTCGTGTTTGTACTTTTTTCCAACCTCCGCCATTTCCTGCTCACTATCGACAACGATTATTCTGAGATAGCCGTAATATATGGGGATATTAACCTTTGTTTCCCGCATCTTTTTTCTTTTTCACCAACTTTATCCCGCGGATCCCGAATTTCTTCAACGCATTCTTCATATTGAGCGCCCCGCAATATTTACAATCTTGCTTCTGAACGACTTTACCGACAGAATGCGGAATCCGTGCCTGATGTAATCTCAACAACACGTGCATCCCCTCGTTTTTTGGCTTTTCCTTGTACACATACGGAACTTTTTCAATCTCGGCCAATTGGATTTCAAGAGTTTTGGTGTTCAATTCCCAAACTTTATGTCCTTTTTCGAGTTTGAAACCTCCGAGGAAGTTCAGTTTCTTTTCAGCTTCGGCCTGCTTTACGATTTCAATCGTTTCCTTTGCCTTTGTTTCCGTTTCTTTCATTCCCGCGGGTTTTGAATTTCTTTATTTTGGGAGATTTACGTTTCTCGTATCTCTCGGTGCTGCCTTTTTTAATCTTCTTGCCGTCGGTGCCGATGTGAAAAAATCCACAAGTATTGCATTTGTAATAATTGTCGTTCGCGTTCCGGCTGATATTGTCAAGGTGATATTGCGCTGACAGGATAGTTTTATGTTTTTGCTTTCCGTCGCAACTTGGCTTGACAGGCATTACCGTTTCGGAGGATTCGGCTTCTTCTGCCATTGGAAATCCGCCTCGGGTAATTCGTGCCAGTGAAATAACGTCCCGCTGTTTATCCGGAATACATTTTTCAAATCCTCGGCCTGTTCGCACACATACGTTTCGAAGAATACCGCTTCATGAACGACACTTCCTTTCGGCGAAAACATTACTGATTCGCGGTGCTTTGGTAATTTATCTTTGGCTTTGATCCATTTCATAGTTAGTCGAATTTTACTTGTGAACCCTTAGCGCTGCTCTTGATTTCCGAATATACAGGATTAATCGAATGTTTGTAATCAACAACAGATTTTCCCATTCCCAAATAATCTTTATCCAAAAAGAATTCCGCTTCCACAGGCTGATTATAAATCTCAACAAGTCGCTCCCAAAGATTTTCAGGAGTTATCAATTCATCTTCGCCGATTTTCCCGCAGTTACAATCGTAAACATAGAATTCTATCTCACAGTGACCGTCGATTCTTGGAAAGTGAACCTGCAGCAATGAGATAATCGTTTTTGTCAAATCAGTGGTATCGTATGGGTTCACATCCGAGTTGTTCAGAATCCGTCCCATTTCGACTGCGAAAATCATATCCTTTGAAGTTTGCCTTTGGATAGAATCGATTGCAGAAATAAATGTTTGTTTGGTTATCATTTGGGGCTAAAGGGATTTGATGAATTCGTGAAGCTTTTTATTCCATCGGGCATCGGCGATTGCGTTGTGCTCGTTTTCTTGTTTTGGATATTCAACGTGTTCTTCCCATTTATCGAAATATGGGTCGCATCCGCCGATATATTTATCGTCTTTAAATGCCGTAACAACTTTGTACTCTAGTGGTTTTTCGTCAAGAACCTGCTTCAAATCCTTGCAATACATCGGGAATCCACTCGGCAAGCCCATCATTTTTCCAAAAAGCCAACAGAATGCTACCCAATCGTAATCTGCATAGTAGGCGTAGAAAGTCGGTAAGTCGCATAAATATTCGCAATCCGCTCGATTTGGTAAACAAAAAGATTTTACTTCCTCAGCGATTTGTTTATTTGAATTGCCGTAATGGTTAATCAGCGCCTTAAAGTGTCCAAAAGAAAATCCTGAACCCGCATACATGTAATGCTTTTTAACGAAGGTTTGGTCTTGTACGGACTTGCTATACAATTCCATAAATATCGGCTTCAGTACATTCTCGCGAATCCAATAATATTTATATGCACCTGCGATACCGTCGTGGACTTCTTTTCTTTTCCAGTCAAATCGGCTCCACGCTTCTTCCAAATTAAAATCTTTCGAAATAGCATAATATTCACGTCCGTCTTCCGCAACAATCCCGATTGAAATCAAATCAATTGTCGGAGGCGTGTTCTTTCTGAAAATGCTGATTGGAAATTTCTCTTTCTGAGTGCCTTCAAGAAATTCTGTGTCGATGTAATAATTCATTGTGGTTCGTTTTGGTTTTTCCCTGAAAGCAAATCTACAAAATTTTACAACAAATTACACAAATTGTAGTTTTTTAGGCAAATTTTTTTACTGTTCGCTCTCGATTTTATTTTTGAACCTTCTGATTATCTCGCTGAAAACCATATCAGTATCGGTTATCATTGGTGGAACAGTCATTCTTAGGCTCTTTCCGCCTGTTTTGCAAAGTTTTGACAGTTCTCCTTGCGCGAGATTTATTAGCTCTGCATCTGTCATCTGGGATTGCTTTGCTTTGAATTGTCGTTGCCTTGAATATGCCTTTGAATTTACATCTTTGAAGTTTCTGACTGAATTGAGGTCGAGTGTTGAATTTAGACTTATCATAATTTTTGGTTTTAGAATTATTGGGATTAAAAAAATTTATGCTATATGAGTATTGTGGGGACCGATGTATGGGATTGGGGGTTGGCCGGCGAAAAGGAAAGTCGAAACTTTTGACCCATAGGCATCGAATTCCGCTTGCATCCTTAAAACATTTTAGCTTTTTCCTGGGCGTTCCATCAACTGTTTTTTATGTCAACTGTTTGGTTCGAATCTATTTTGGGTCACATCATTTTCACGTTAACCCTTGTCAATAAAGGAAAGTTAGATTTATTGTCGTAAAAACATCAACGGAACTAACAACCGTTATAACTTAAAGCCCCATTTAATAAGTAGAAGTTCAGCGGCCGGAGTTATTAAGCAAGCCTTACGAAAATTATCTTTAACCGTGAGCATCTGCAGATTCTCTGCGCTTCCGATTAACTTATGACTGATATTGTTTTCAAAGCCTATGTTTATCGGAACAATATGATCTATGCACATTCCTTTTGACCTGTTCTCAATTCCTTTGATATTCTTGCCGAAATTCTCAGAATAATACCAAACCTCTGCATAATATAGCATTCTTTTTAAGCCGTGCTTTTTCTGTCTAAAGGCATATCTTTTTAATCTTTCTGAAAGACGCGGAAAGAGTGTTGTATATCTTCTAACGAACGGCATATCTTCATCGCTTAACTTGTATTTTCCTGTATACATTTGACGCGCTATTTTACGACGAAATCTTAATTCTCCTTTGTAAATCTCTGCTCTCATTGTTTGCTGTGTTTTGATATCCAATAGTTGATCAGGAGTTTTAGTTCCTTAACAGCCTCTTGGTTCGGTTTTGAAATCTTGTTTTTCCTTATTATTTCATGGCTCCCAGTTAGTATTTTTGACAACTGACGCCAGTTAATTAAATCTTCTGCATTCGTATTTGTGTTCATAATAACGCTTTTATACACATATATATGTACAAAGATACTCTTTTTCACTAAATCAACTGCCTGAGAATCGAATATTTGAAAACTTAACGGGCAATTCCCTGAATATTGGAGGATTTTTAAAGGTGCTGAAAGTTTGTTAAGTCCTGTAAACACAGGTGTTAATGACAGTCTTCCCTTAATTTACCAAAAATTCAATACGTTTTAAAGACAAAACCCTCCATGACCGTCTAGATACACCTAATCTAAAGCCGTTTTAATCAATCGTTATTCCGCTGCCTTTCCTACTGCTGTTTAACTGTAACGCTTTAAACGCTGGCTTTGTGTGATGTTTTCTTTATTGTTGCTGATCTTTATTTTATGGTGATTTGGTTTATTCTTTTTTTTATTGTTTGCTTCTCCCGCTTCGCGGTTTTGGCTCCTTGTGTTGCTTGTCTCTATGCTTCGCTTTCATTACGTGCCGGATTGCTGATTTTTCAATACTTCACATCTATTTTATAACAGGCCGGATCAATCAAATTTCACCCAATCACCAGCTATTGTAAAACCGTGTAAACCACTATTATTTTAGACTACGGTGCGAATGCACTAATTTACCCACTTTCACACGCCTAAAAACCCTCATAATCCTTTTATTTAAAGCACTTCACGAACTATAACCAAAATCTATCACTTTCTCATAATCATCAATAATTAGTATCCAAATATTTACATTCATTGTAATTCCGTGTAATATTTTGTATATCTTTGAGTATACAAATAAGGAATTAAAAACAACAACAATTTAAACTTATATCTATTATGGAAACTTCAAACACAGACACAATGACTACAACAGCATCCCTTTACGTAGGAACTTATGCAAAATACAATAATGGAGATTTGACAGGCGCTTGGCTTCGCCTTGAGGACTATTCAGATGCAGAGGCTTTTTTATCTGCTTGCGCTGTGCTTCATTCTGACGAGGCCGATCCGGAATTTATGTTTCAGGACTATGAGGGATTTCCTTCTTCATTCTATTCTGAATCATGTGGCGAATCGGATTTGCAAAAATTATACGATGCTTTACCATTAATTCAAGCGCTGGAAGATGCTGACGATGCAACATTAGTACAGCTACACAATACAGCGTGTCAGGTTCTTTCCTGTAACGACGATGAAATTTATGATTTCGACGATGATTTCTTTAATACTTTCTTTGACGGGAAGCCGATGGAAGCGGCAAGGGCTACGCACTTCGGTGATGTAACTTGGAATGACAATTATGTTACTTTCAACGGCTACGCCAATCTTCAGACTATTTCAAACGTGCGTAGTCATATTGATAAAAGTATGATTTTCGAGGCTTACGAGTCCGACCCGAGAGAATTCAATCTTTAATTTTCAAGTTCAACCAATACCACCACCGCAATTAAACATTAAAGTGTTTACGCCTCGAAAGCAAATTGCGGTACTATTATTAATTGTTTGGGCTTCGCCCTTTTAGAATCAAATTATTAACGGGCCGGATTGGTCAAAATTCAAATCTTATGAAAACAATAGTCAAAGCATTTACAGGTTCAGAATGGGACGATGTTGCATTTTTTGTTACCGAAATTGATATTAACGAATTGCAAAAACTGGACGATAAAGCGCACTTCCTTAAAAAAGAAATTTCAAATTTTGAGCATATAAGCGTTTCCTACTTCGGAGAGTGGTTTAATACTGACGACAATGGAAATACGCCATTAAACGACACTGAATGCGTTATTTCGGAATTTGACGAAACTCTTTATACGAACCCTGAAAGCCGTTTAGAAAGTCCGTCGATGAAAATTTACGGTGACGGCTCAGTAACATTTTTAGCGTTCGCCAAAAACACAGGGGAGGAATTTTGGACTGAAAACGTAAGCATTGAAAAAATTAAATCCGCAATGCTACAAACCGTAAACCAATAACCATGAAAAACCCACTCACACAAATAGACCCCGAAAATTTAGATATGTACGAGCGCCAGGAATACGACACTTTTAGAATGTCGATGAATCACGAAGAAGCCCTGCAAATCATTATTAATAACGTCGAAGGCGATTACTCACAATTAAGTGATTGCCTTGCGGAAATAGCGTTGGAGCAGGACGCTAACGAAACTTTTTTAATTCTTTAAATCAAACATGCGGCGATTACCGCAACAAATACCCGCAAAAATGCGGCGAATGGAAACTAAAAAAAATATTACAGCATGAAAACAACTACACAACTACTTACAATCACCTGTTACCTACTCAGCGCATTTATGGGCGCTTCGGTAATACAGTATTTACACACCCGACCCACGGAAAACCACACCGTTAAAATCGAGATTTCGGACGAGCCGGAACACAAAAAACTGGAAGATTCAATTTACAAATTGACTTTTAAAGAGATTGACCAAACCCTTAAAAACTTGAAGTAAATGCAAACTACAATCTTTGACCAAATTATTGACGATGTAGCGAATGACCTTTTAGACGCTCTAAATGAAGGCCGAAAAGGAAGAGAATTATATCTGCCACAATACTGCTTCAAAGAGGGGAAATTTACCGTTTACATGGCGGCAAATGCAGCAAAGGAAACCATTTTCAATGCGTTGGACGAAAACGGGAAAACGCCGAAGGACTTTTCAGCAAATTGGCGATCGATCGAACATATATTACAAGATTTAAAAATCAAAAAATTCGCTAGAAACTAAAGTAATGAAAACCACTATCACATATTACAAGAATTCAAACACGGGAGAGTTACTATTTACTCAGGAATTCACCGAAACAGAAATTACAGGAATTCCTGTTTATTTCTTCGACGCAAACAGAAAAAGCACAGATAGGAGAGATTTAAAGGGATTTGTGAAAATCTCAGAAAAGAAATTTAATCGTGAGACAAAAAAACTAAAGCTATGAAAACCCATTCCCAAACCCACAGCGACGAAACCACACGAGAAGTAAAACGGATCCGAGAATTGACTTACACCAATTTTGAAAAGGAAGTCAGAAAAGAACAGGATGCAAAAAATCTAATTGAATCTAAAAACTAATCAGCATGACAGCAACAACCAAAAACGCTAATCTCTGCCTTATATGGCTACTCGAAAGAAATGTAAACGTTTCTTCCCTGACTGACGAGCAATTGAATTCTCACGAGCCGAACCGATTAAAATCCTCATGGCTGAAGAAAAACGCCGAAACCGTAAAACAGGATTTAAACCATCGATTTGAACCGGTGCATGAGATAATACTCAGAAACGAAAACAATCGCATAGACGAGCTGATTTCGACCCACAACATTGCAAACGAGAATATTTATCTCGGGTAAAAAAATTTGTCTTTAATTTACACAAAATTACAAAAATTTACAATCATGCAAACCGAAGTATTGAACCGCGCAAATTATTGGAACCGGGTAATTCAATTGAAAAGATTGATGCCTGACAGGACGCAAAAAATTGACGGATGCTTTATGGTCGATCCGGCCAGTGAAGATTTTAACCAAAAAATTACAAAGTAAAAATGCAAGATCTAAACATACAAGCCGGAGAATTTATAAAAGCCAAGCGATTAGTAAAAGGCTGGACACAGGACCAACTTGCGAAAAAAGTTTT